CTAGGGATACCAGCACTGCTCGTGCACGATCCGCTTCTTGATCCGCTCCCACAGGCTCTCGCTCGCGCGCCTGGCCTGTTCATTCTTGTCTTCACCCGTTTGAATCCGCCGATGCAGGAACGCAACCAGATCGGCCGCTTGGATGAGGCGACTGGCATGCGAAGGGGCGAAATGCAGGGTGTCGACGATGCGCTCCAGCTTGCGGTCCCGCCAGCCGCCTGTCCCCGTGGTCTGGTAGTCCCTCAGATCCTTGCGGTACTCCCCCTGCTGGCCACCCTCATCGGCGATGATCAGCGCATACTCATCACGCTCGGCGGCATGATCGTGGATTCTCTCCAAGAGGTGTGAGAGCACTACCTGGTGCGGCGGGTACGGTGTGGCATACCGAGCCCGCTGTCGCTTCGAGTCCATGCCACGGATGATGATGGCAACGTCGTGTTCGGCAATCGCCTGAAAAGCGTCGTTGAAGACGCCGATCCGGGCCCGGACCAGTCCATGGAGAGGCTCCCAGTCCTTCTTGCCATGAAGCAGATCCGTGCCATGAAGCTCGGCATCTCGCTGGATGCGCCCGTAAGAGTTCCACGCCTTGAGAACCACCTCATCGAGGGCACGGGTCAGAGGAATGGCCTGGTCGTCGGGAACCAGGAGGGCCGCCATGTAGTAGCGGTCCGACGAGTAGCTCTCGTCCACGTAGCTCAGCAGCACGTTCATAGAGTGGCAGATTCGTGCGTTAGTGTCGCGCGGGACGAAAGCGACGAAACGCTTCCTACTACCTGTACCGGCGACGCTCACGCGAAACTTGGGTCAACTTCTACCTCCGACTGCCCACCGGATGGCTGGGCATATGCTAGCGGCTGCTCGCTTGAGTGTGTCCTCCACTAGGACACGGAAACAGCCTCGACGTCCTCCAGCTAGCGGGGCTGTTCGGCGACGAAGTCGACATCCTGACGTAACAGCGCCACGCCCTGTATTGATTGGCAGTACATGGGTGAGGTAGAGAAGCCAAGCCAGGATCGACAGGTAAACAGTCCTCCGCCAAACCGGGGGGTCTTGCCGAGCCTGCGACTGATGGGGATCGGGCGGGCGCTCTCGTTGGTGACTGGGGCTTCAGTAGTGCTGCTGGCCGTGCTTGTCATCGGCGGGCTGACGTTGCTCGGAGTACGAGGCTTGAAGCCGGAGGCGCAGCTCAGCGCCGCAACGCTGTTCGACCTACTGAAGATCGCGTTCGCGGTGGTGGCCGGGTTGGGTGGCCTGGTGGCCTTGGTGGTGGCCTACCGGCGTCAAAAGGTCGCCGAAGCCGCCCAGCGGGTGAGCGAACGCAGCGAGGAACGCGCGCACTGGGCCGAACAGCGTGAGGCCACCAAGCTCCACAATGACCGCTTCGCCACCGCGGCCGGGCAACTTGGTCATGACTCACCCGCAGTCCGCCTGGCGGGCGTGCACGCGCTGGCCGGGCTAGCCGACGACGCGCCCACCCGCGAGCTCCGCCAGACCTGCATCGACGTACTTTGCGCGTACCTGCGCATGCCGTACGCCCCTGACCCGGGCAGGGATGCCGCCGAGGACGACCGGCTGACCTTCGCCGGACTGCGTGAGGTCCGCCACACCATTATCCGGCTCATCACCGTCCATCTCCGCGAGAACGCCCCAGTTTCCTGGCAGGGGCACGACTTCGACTTCACTGGCACCGTCTTCGACGGCGGCGACTTCACCAGCGCAGTGTTCTCCAGCGGAGAAGTCTCCTTCCGGAATGCGACCTTCTGCGGGCGCGAGGTGATGTTCTGGGGTGCGAAGTTCTCCGGCGCCCGCGTCCTCTTCCATGAGGCAACTTTCTCCTATGGAGAGGTGTACTTCGCCGATGCTGCATTCGCCGGCGGACGCGTGTCCTTCAATCGCGCGAAATTCTCCGGTGGCGTGGTCTCCTTCGACGCCGCAGTGTTCTCCGACGGCGAGGTGAGCTTCCCCGCAGTGACGTTCTCCGGCGGCATCGTAGGTTTCGAGGCCGCGACATTCTCTGGCGGCCAAGTCTCCTTCGCGCCCGACACGCAGTTCTCAGGCGGCAGGGTGAGTTTCGACCACGCCATGTTCTCTGATGGCAGAATTTTCTTCACCAGGGCAAACTTCTCCGATGGTCAGGTCTCCTTTCGCCATGCCAAGTTCACCGGCGGCCGATGCACCTTCAAGGACTCTACGTTCTCTGGCGGTGAGGTTTCCTTCGACAAGGCGACCTTCTCAGGCGGCCGGGTTGACTTGAGCGATGTGCGTCTCTCGATGGCGGCGCCGGTCGGGCTGCCGGTCCCCAGACCGCCCGGTCTGCTGTTGCCGCACGGGGACGCCGCGGCAATCGCTGCTGTTCCGAGCTCGAGGGATCAGGAGGCGGGAGAGGGCCTCGTCGAGGACCGGGAAGAAAGATCGGAGTGACCAAACACCAAAAGGGCCCTCACCGTCCGTGCAGACGGCGAGGGCCCTTTTGGTGTCACGCTAACGCTGTCGAGCGGCAGGCCGGGCCTGGCGGTGTGCTTGGCCACGTACCCGGACACGTACGTGATCAGGCCGGGCAGCAGTGGGACCGTGAGCGTCTCCAGCCAGTCGGGCAGCCAGGCGATGAGATCGAGGTCGGCGGTGACGGTCTGCAGGACGGGCAGGACCGCGAGCAGGCCGAGGCACGCGGCGCCCGTGATCTCTCGCGGGCTGGATCGGTCGCCAACGCGAACGCCGGTACGGGGCGTAGAACCTAGCTAGGTTGAACTCTAACTAGGGCCTAGTTAGAGTTAGAGTATGGCCAAGACGCCACGCATGACCATCCCTACACAGCTCGTGCTCCGCGCCCTGCTCGAAGACCCCACGCGCGAGATGTACGGGCTGGAAATTTGCCACATCGCCGGCCTCGCGCCCGGCACAATCCATCCCATCCTTGCCCGCTTCGAGGGAATCGGCTGGCTGGAGTCCCGTTTCGAGGACGTGGACCCGCGCGAGGCGGGGAGGCCCAGACGTCGTTACTACCGGCTCGCATCCAATGGCGCCGAGAAAGCACGCCTCGCGTTGGACAATGCTCAGGCTAAAGTGCCGAAGATGCGGCGCCTAGGCCTGGCGGGCGGTGCAGCATGAGCGACCCAAACGCCGCCCTCGCCCATGTTGAGAAATGCGCGCGTTCCCTAAGCTTCTCCATCTGGAACATCCGCTTCGGGTTTGAGAATGAGGAGCTCATATCCGAAGAAATGTACGAGCAACACATGTGGAGTCTGCCCCACATCGAAGGTAAAGCTCGCTCCGTCATCGACAGCATCAAGTGCACCTCACTTCCCGGAGATCCTCGCCTTAAAAGAGCGATGGCCCTCATGCGACTGCTGGCCGACGGGGGCTTCGACAACAAAAGTCTCGCCCGAAAGTACAGAAACTACCGTGACGTCGAAGCGGACATAGGCGCTTTCGTCAAGTATCTGGCTGAGCTGCAGCCCGTGGCCTTAACCTCTCGCGAACACCAACAGGAATTGCCGCCCTCGGCAGTACAAGAACCGACCGAGCGGCCGTCCGTGGCAATCGCCCGTCCGGCGGCTCACCTCGTGAGACTTATTGCAAGATTACTGCCTGCACAGCATCGGACCCGATATCAAGAAGAGCTTCGTGCTGAGTTGTACGAGTTGGCTCAAGCAAAAGCCACAACACTACTTCTAGTGCTTTACTCCCTCCAGCAGTTGCGGCGGGTGTGGCAGCTTCGGGCGGCCCTCCAGACGCCCGACCGGCCGCGCTTCTTTCGGCTTCACCGTTTGGCGTGCCACATCCTTGCGACAGATACGCGGACCTGGGGCGTCCTCGGACCGCTGATGGCCCTTGCGCTGGTGAACGTCTTCCAGGAGCAGGGTTGGGGCTCTGCGCTCTATACGATCCCCGGCGTCGTGTTGTTCTACGCGGGCGTGGAAGAACTGCGCAAGCGTTGGAATGTGAAGGTTAAACGCTGGGGCGGGTCACGCGAGGCACGTATGTGACCAAGCCGCGCGAACCATCCGCCGGACATGAGGAAGCCCTGTACACCCTAATGAGGTGTACAGGGCCTCCAGATGAGTAGGGACAAGTTGCTCGACCTTGGGTAAGGTGAGTTGTGGGGCCCAGCCTGTTCCCTGGACCGGACGTTCGGCCGAGGCCCACAAGGACGGCTCCCCTAGAGGGGGCCGTTCGTCTTTACGAAGTCGATGATCAGCCGGATCATCTGGCCAACGGCGTGGATCGCGATGATGATCATGTTCGTGCGCTCATCGGACTTCCGCTTACGTGGCCTCCACGACCATTTCTTCTTCTTGATCGTTTATCACCCCCTCTCCTGACGAGCCGGCCTGCAGCCGACGGGTGCCGGGGGCATGACGGAACGGGTCCGCCAGCTTGTAGGTATTCGCCAAGGTGTACCCCATGGGGGCGTTCGGCGCCTTGATGTGCCGTTCTCGAACCTCTACCAGTCCGAGATTCCGTAGCTCCCGATAGCCTCGTTCTGCGGTATCGGGAGACCAGCCGTACCACTCCGGGAATCTCTCGGAGGGGACCGAGGACCAGGCCGGGAGTGTCATGAGGACCAGCAGCATGACCAAGCCGGGCAGCTTCAGTCGAGCGTCCAGCTCTTCGGTCCAAAAGTCGTGGTGCAGCTGGAGGTAGCCATCCTTATTCCCGGCGCCAGGCCTGGTGTATGGCTCGCCACTTCCGTCTTCTTTCAGCAGAGTCGCAGCCACCTCCTTCCGGCCGGGTCTCTTCACCTCAATCAGCGCACGCCGTTCGAGCCGGTCGAAGACCTTGGCCGCCGAACCCAAAGCTGCCGCCCATGTGGATGTGCCTGACGTCGTCCCGAAGCAGCGCGCCCACACGTGCGGGTCCAACCTGGTGGTCCAGCCATCCGAGTTCTCCGCGCTGGTGAGGGCGAGGATGAACAAATAGCTCAATAGACCACGGTGATCGCCGTTGCGCGCGAAGGTGGCCAGCACGCTGGAGCGGGTCTCCGAACCTCTGGGCTTCTGCACGAAGCCCCAGCGCAAAGGCACTGCCCTGCGAGTGGCCCTCGCGAGGTAGTGGAGCCTCGTCTCATGGGGAGTGGCCGCGAACGACGGCTGCGGGTCGGTGCTGTGCATGCCACAAGTAAACGGCATACCAAATGCCCGGAGCAACCGAAATGGTGATCCCTATGAAGGCGTTTCAGCGGGTGCTTTGACAGACCTATGCCATACCTAATGCAAGAACCCCTGGTAGAACCGGTGAGAGAACCAACCAGTACGCAATCGGGCGCGCACGTCTCACTGGACCAGCGCAACGAAACCGTCGCTACGGAGACAGCTGCGCCCAATGGCCCAACCCCGAGCGCGCGGAGAGCCCCCATCCCGCTGCAACACGGGGATGGGGGCTTCCACGCCGGCTTTGGAGCTACCGCTGATCGAGTGGCAGGTCATGTCGGGCGGTGTGCTTGGCCACGTACCCCGCCGCGTACGTGATCAGGCCGGGCAGCAGCGGAACCGCGAGCGACTCCGCCCAGTCGGGCAGGAAGGAGATGAGGTCGAGGTCGGCGTTGACGGCCTGCAGGACGGTCAGGACCGCCAGCAGGCCCAGGTAGGAGCCCGCGGTGGCCGCGGTGACCTTCCGCTCGACCGGCGGCTTGCTGTAGCTGATGGGCTCTCCGTGCATGGCTTCCTCCAATAAGGGTCCGGACATGCGAAAGCGCCCACCCATCTGGGCGGACGCCGTGGTGTCGGTTCGATCAGTTGCTCTCGTCAATCCACCCCGGCAGGCGGCCTTCCAGGCAGCCGGGGGCCTGCCACAGCGTGCGGCCCACCCGTTCGACGGCGTCGTTGGAACGCGGCCGGGAAGGACACGACCAGCCGCCGCGCGGCGCTCGCACCGCGACCGGCTCCCACCCGGACGCCCGCAGCGACGCACCATCCTCGTCATCGCGCGTATACGTGATCATCCGCTGGTAGCCAAGCGCCCGCCCGGCCCGCCAGGCCGCCCCGTATAACAGGCTGCAGGCGTTCGGGGTGCCGTCCGTGGCCAGCCTCGTCACCTCCAGCACGCGGCCGGTGTCGTAGTGGCGCGCGACCGGACGCCCAACGATCGCCACCCCGACCAGAACCCCCTCGATCGCGGCGCCGACCGAGAACTTGTGGCCGATCGGCGGCCGCAAGTGCCGGTGCACGCCGGCGACGAACGCACACGCCTGCCCGAAGCTCACCGGCACGAGCTCCAGCCCGCCCCTCACTTCGCGGGCGGCTTCCACGACCAGGTGATGTCCCACGTCTCCTCGTCGATGACGCCGGTCGGCTTCAGCCCGACCGCCTCCTGGTACCGCTTGCACACGGCCGTGGACTGGGGGCCGTAGATGCCGTCGACGTCGATCGTCCAGCCGCGCTTCTTCAGCTTGTACTGCCAGGCGTGGACGTCGTTGCCCTGCATGTACGGGTCGTCCAGCTTGATGACGCGGCCTGGCCAGACGGGGACGCTGTCCTTGTAGACGACCCGGATGGGCTTGTCCATCGGCTTGTCCGGGCGCGGAGCGCCCGCCTTCACCCACGCATACAGCGGCCCGCCGGGGCACGAAGTGGCGTAGCCGTCGCGGTGGCCCTTGATCTCGTTCCCGGCGTCGCCCTTGTCGCGCAGGTACTCGATCGCGTCCCGCAGGGCGTGCAGCATGGCGTCGTTCGGCTTGGTGAACCCGCTGGAGCCGACCAGCGCCAACACCGCGTAGTGCGCCGAATTCAGGCCGGCCCCATTCGCGGCCGGCAAGTGGTGCGCGCCGCGGCCGATGAACACGTACCCGTGCGCGCAGCAGATCAGGTTGTAGCCGATGTCGATGTACTTCTCGCCCCGGCCGCCGTCCATGTGCATCTGCTGGACCTGGTGGACGAGCTGGACGCACGCCTTGTGCTTCTTCGACCCGGCGATGTCGGCGGGCACCGGCCCGCCGGTGTAGTGGATTTTCACGCCGCGCGTGGAGGAGACGCGGCTGTAGGGGCCGGTCGGAGACGCGGCGTTCCAGGTGGCACGCGAAACCTGCTTCAAGGAGTCACCTCTCGTGGGGGTTGGAGGTTGAGCCATTGGGCCACGGTCAGCGACAGCGCGGCCTCGGGCACGTGGATCGGGAGGACGGCGGGCACGAGCAGCACGCCGTCCTGGCACGGGAACACCGTGCCGACGACGGGGTCAGACAAGGCAGCTCGTCAGCCCCGCGCGAGCTGGATGAGCGCGATCACCGCGCCGGCCACGGCGACCAGGACCGCGTGTAGGTGGCGGTAGCGAGCTTCGCGCCTCGCTGCCGCCTCGTGCTCAGGTTCATGGTTTCCCTTCTGCTGGCTGCTGCTCGGTGCCGGTACGGTGCTGCTCCAGGTGGGCGGCCAGGCCGTCCTCCACACGGCGTACACCGTCCTCGACGCGGGTGATCGCGTCCCGCAGGCTGGTGCCGTGGTTGGGGCGAAGCTCGGCCTCGATCGCGGCGACCCGCTCGGGGAACCCCGGCCGGTACGGCACGCCTGGCCGGGCCTCCTCGCCCAGCCAGTCGTCCAAGAAGTGGCTGAGGCGACGCAGCCTGCGCACCAGCAGCGACAGCGCCTTCCACACCAGCGCAACCCCGCCGCCGACGATCGTCACGACCACGAAGACGTCGACCCAGTAGATGCCGGTCACACTGCCTCCTCGACGGGCGAGACGGCGGCGGCGCTCAGGAACGTCAGCGGCGGCTTCATCGAAAAATGCGGCTCCACGATGCGCGCGAGGTTCTCGCGCCCCCACTCGATCTGCATCCGCTTCGCCGCCACCCGCACAGGGTCGATGCGAGCAGCCCGGATGGGGTCTAACGGATCAGCCGGCGCGACACGGGCCGAGCCGACGAACTCGAGCGCGCCCTGCCGGTCGGGGAGCGGCGCGGGCTCCACCACGAAGCGGTGCGCCTTGACCAGGCGGATGCGCTCCAGGTGGGCGGCCAGCCGGTCAGCGTCCGACACCCCAGGTGTCCAGCACGTTGGCAGGCCCCGGCACGCCTCCAGGATCTTGGCCTCCCCTCGATCGGCGCTGGTCGGCGGGAGATCAGGGTTCGGGATGCCGAGCTCGTGCAGGACGACGTCGCACAAGGTGTCGAGGTCGTCGGGGTCGATGCCGTACGCGGCCGACCGCCACTCGAAAATCCCGTGCGGCATCACCATCACGCCGGAGCCACCTGCAGGATTCGTCATCCACACGCCCCACATCGGCTCCGCGCCCGGCGTGCTGGCGTCGATCTCGACGAACCCACCGTCCGGACGCCTGGCGATCGCCGCGGCCGAGTAGCCGAGCTCGGCGTCCCACACCTGCATGACCTGCGGCACGTACGTTCTCCTTAGTGGCGGTGGGCCCAGAAGTAGATGGCGAAACTCGTCGCGTTGGCCAGGTTGACCTGGAAACCTTCCGTGGTGGACGCCGTCAGCGCCCACGCCTTGGGCGTGTAGGTGTTGCCGAAGGCGTCCGGGCCCCCGCTGCCGCCGTCGCGCAGGGTCACGACGGGGCCCATGTTGGTGGCCATCGGCGTCAAGTTGCCGGGCGGCCCGTACCGGTAGCTGGCCCAATGCGGCGTCGAACCGCCGCCGATGCTGAAGCTGCCGGCGGCGAAGGCGTCGTACGGCGAGGTCTCGTTGGCGTCCCAGACGCGGCCGCGGATAAAGAACCGGCCGCTCGAGTTCAGGAAGATGTAGGTTTCGGAGTTCGATGAGCCGGTCGAGTAGCCGAACTGGGCGTAGTCGTCAGCGATGTCCAGGCCGCCACCCCGCTGGCTGCCGTTGCTGTTCTGCATGCCGAGCCGGATCAGGGTGGAGTCCACCTGGAGCTCGGCGCGCTGCGAGCTGCTGGTGTTCGTGGTGATGTAGATGGCGGCCTCGCCGCCGGAGTCCTGCGAGTAGATGCGCGAGTAGTTGCTGCCGCCTGCGGGGTAGAACCGCAGGTCAAGCGTGCTGGAGTCCAGCACGAAGCGACGACCGGTCGGCGAGCTGCGCACGATGCTGCCGGTGATCGTCTTACCGTTGATCGCGTCCGCCGCGATCGTCTGTGCCGTGACGGAGCCTGCGGCCAGCTTGTCGGCCGTGATCGCCGCGGCGGCCAGGTGGCCGGTCTGGATGGCCCCGGCCTCGATCTTGTCGGCGGTGATGGAGTTGGCGTTCAGGTGGCCGGCGTTGATGGCGAGCGCCTGGATTAGGGTGCCGGTGATCGTGTTCGCGGTGATCTTGGCGTTGGCCGGGATGCTGCCGTCGATCACGTGCTCGGCCCCGTCGATCACCTGCCCGATCAGGTCGGTGTCGACCAGCGGCACCACGGCCGCGACGACCCGAGCCGACTCCCCACTGACGTTGCCCGACCTGTCGAGCGCGACCAGCCAGAACTCCCTGTCGCTGTTGTACGGCAGGCCGGGCACCACGGCGGTCCCAGCCCGCTCCAGCCACTCCACCTGCGTGCCGTCGTCCTCGGCATCGAGCGGGTCGCGCATCATGACGAGCGCTCGGTGGAAGTCGGTCGGCATGCCGGTGCCCGAGCTGGTCAGGCCGTCCCAGGTGACGCGCACGATCCCGAGCCGGGAGTCGACGACCGGCGTGGACGGGCTCGGCGGCGGCCCCTCATCGTCCGGGATCGTCAGGACCGGCGACGTCGCGAGCAGTCCCTTGGTGCCCTGGTTGGTGGCCCGCACCCCGAACCGCCACTGCGTCTTCGGCTCCAGCGGACTGTAGGAGATGCTGGTGCCGTCGGTGTGGCCGAGCACCCGTTCCGCGCCCGTGCCCGGCGGCGTCTGCCCGATCAGCTCGTACCCGTCGACGGACAGGGCGACGCCGTTCTCGTCCGTCGAGACGGGCAGCCATGACACGGTGATCAGGCCGTGGGCGTAGCCCTCCGCGTCGAGGTACGCCTGCGGGTCCACGATCAGGCCGGTCGGCGCGGCCGGTACCCGGTCCTTGCTGTCGGGAGCCGGTTCGCCGCCGTTACCGCCCTCGGTCACCCCGCCCGACAGGATGCCGTTGGCCCGGCGCGAGATCCTGATGTCGCGTTCGAGGAACCGGTCGTTCAACACCAGGTTGCCGCCGATCACGCCTTCGGCGTCCACCGTCAGCGTGATCTGCCGGATCCGCAGCCCCTGCATGACCGCCTGGTCACCAGGGGCGCGCACGGTGTCGCCCACCCGGTAGTCCCGCAGCGGCAGGAATCGGGCCGCGTAGGGCGTGATCTGCCGGGTGAGCTGCACCCGCTCCCCCGACGCCCGGTCGAGCGCGTACCGCGCGAGCATCCGCGCGGTGCCCTCGTCCTTCACCCCGCCCTGCGATTGGTACGTCTCCCACCGCCCCCATGGCCGCACCGCCACTGGGTTGGTCACCTCGACGGACAGGCCGTCCTCGCCGGTGATGAGGATGGCCGAGGCCGCGTCCTCGAACGTCGCCTCGTCCGGAGCCTGTTCGATGTCCCGGCCGAGACGCAGCTCGACGGGCGCGGGCCCGGACCCGAACTGGCGGCCGAGGGTGGTGTTCTCGTTGAAGATTTGCAGCGTGCGGCCTTGTATCTGCCAGTCGCAGACGCCCTGCTCAGCGAGGTTGATCAGCACAGCGAGCAGGTCCGTGCCGGGGTCGAGGCCGAGTGTCAGCGTCGCCGCCCACGGCTGGCCCGCGGAGTCCTCGAACGCGTCGAAGTCGTAGTCGAGGCCGGGCAGCGTACCGCGGCTGCGCGCCTCGTCGATCATCTGCGACACGATGTCGCCGACAGTGGTGGCCGGGAACTGGCGCTTGCCGTCGATCATGCCGATCGACGGGTACAGCACGAGCTTGCGGAGCTGCCAGGCGTAGCCCGGCAGATCGTAGGAGCGGGTCAGCGCGTGGTCGGCGTTGTCGCCGGACCGCTTGATCCGCAGATACCGGCCGTTGGCGGGCTCCACCCAGGTGCCGCCGGCCGACCACTCCACCGCGACCTCGCACGGGGAGGCCAGCCAGGTCGCGCCGGCCGCGTGCCCGGAGTACGTCAGTCGGAGGCTCGGCGTGTCATTCAGCGGCATCGCCGCCTCGAATCCGAGGTGCTGCCCGAGCACGCCGAGACGCGCCCCGTTCGGGGCGTAGGCCACGAGCCGCAGGCCGTACCGCATCGGCTCACCCGGAACGATCACCTGCATGCGCTGTCCCCTCTCGCTGCTTGAGCTGGGCCTGGAGCTGGTCGACCGCGACGGCCAGGACCGCGTTCTCGTACGTCAGCTCATCGATGCGTCTGCGCAGGAACGCCACCACGGCGTTCGGGTCCACGTGCAGGTCTTCATGCGAGTCGTCGGTCATGCGCTCCCCAGCAGATGCCGGTCGATCGCCAGCCGGATGGTGGCCACCCGCACCGGGTCGATACGCACGCGATCGCGCAGCGCCTGCAGCGGATCGGCCGCAGCTTGCGCCGACCGGCCGGAAGCGGCGGCGGGCGCATCGGTGAGGACCTGGCCGTACTGCTCCCGGCAGGCCGCGATCTGCCCCTGCAGCCGGGCCCGCGCCGAGGCCGCGTCCCCCTCCAGCCGGACCTGCGCATCCGGGTCGCCGTCGGCGTGCATCCACGACAGCAGCGGCTCGTACAGCAGCGCCTCGATCACCTCGTCGAGGGACGTCAGCCCGTGCTCGGCCATGCGGTGCTCGAAGGCTTCCTTCGGGAAGCTGGCGGCGACCGTGCCCCCGTCGCCGTCGACCGGCTCGTACAGGAACGTCCACGCGTCCGGTCCTTCTTCGACGTGGGTGATCCGCCAGGTACGCACGCCCATCACGCTCCATGTTGTCGCCAGGCCCACACGTACAGCAGCGTCGTGAAGTTGGTGGGCGTCGAGGTCTCGTGTGATCGCAGGGTGAACCCGGTCGTGCTGGGCGAGGTGACATGAAGCACCAGGCGAGCCGGGATCGGGTTGTCGGCGGTGATCAGCACGCGCGGCGCGGACTGGAGCGTCACGATGAACGAGACGAAGTGCGATGCCGCCGCCGTGGTGAGGTTGCGGGAGAACATGACCAGGCCCGCAGCGGACTCGTAGTTGAAGGTGCCCCGGAACGCCGTGTAGCCCGTGGCGCTTCCGGCGCCGCCGTTGTTGAACAGCCACCGGTTCAGGCGGCCCGCGGTGTCGTTGTAGCCGACCTCGAGCTGGTTCGGCTGCGCGAACATGTAGCCGCCGCCGGCGAGCCCATCCGCGGTCTGCACCATGTGCATGCGCCACTCGTCGCCGCGTTGGATCACCTCCGAGCGGCGCGTGCCGTCCGTGCTCGTGCCGGAGTACAGCCGGATCGCGGCCTCGGCGTCGGTCCAGATGCGCGCGTAGTTCGTGCCGGTCCCCGGCATGAACCTGATCTCCGGATCAGCCGCGCCCGCAGGGTTGACGATGATCCGGCGGCCGGTCACGCCCGTCGCGAGCTGCCCGACGATGCTGACCGCGCCGGACGTCGACGAGATGGACACGGTCTGCACAGAGGAGGCGTTGTACGCCTCCAGACCGCTGGCGTTCAGCTCCACCCGGGCCCCGGCCGGAGTGCCAGCCACGATCCGGGTTGAGAGCGTCAGGACGGCTTCCAGCTTCGCCGCGGTGACCTGCTCGGCGGCGATGTGCCCGGCGAGGATCTGTCCGGCGGCGATCTTCGCTGACGTGATCGCGTTGGCCACGATCGCGCCCGTGGTGATCGACTCGTCGGCGGCGTCGCCCTGGACGAGCTGCACCGCGGCGATCGTCGCCGTCGCGCTCCGCGCCGAGGCATTCCCCGAGCGGTCGACGGCGGTGAACGAGAACTCCCTGTCGGCGCCGTACGGCAGGCCGGGCACGACGAGCGACCCGGCCGCGTCGAGATACCCGATCTCGGTCCAGCCCGGCGCGAGCGGGTCCTGCATCCAGACCAGGACATGCAGCAGGTCGGACGGCATCGGTACCGCCCCGACGCCCAGCCCATCCCACGTCACGTGCACGACACCGAGCCGGGACTCCAGCGCCGGGGCGGTCGGCACCGGCGGCGCGTCCGTGTCGTCCGGGATGGTGACGGCCACGGACGACGAGAACGGCCCGCGCTGGCCGAGGTTCACCGCCCGGACCTTGAACTGGTACTGCTGCCCGACCACCAGCGGACTGAAGGTGGCGTTGGTGTCGGCGGCCTCCGTCGCCGTGATCAGGAACCACGGCGCGCCTTCCTCGTTGATGCGTGCGAACAGCTCGTAGCCGCCGATGACGAGCGCCACGCCGGCCACGTCGGTGGTGACCGCGCCCCACGTGGCGGTCACCTGCCCGCGCGGCAGGCCGTGCTCGTCGAGGTAGGCGAGCGGGTTCACGATCAGACCGGCGGGTGAGGCCGGGGTGCGCGGAGCCGGTGACTCCGGCGCCGGTCTTGCTCCGGATCCGCCCTCGGCGGTGGAGCCGCCGACGATGCCGGCCGTACGGCGGGACAGCCGCAGGTCCCGCTCCAGCAGCCGATCGTTCAACACGACGTTGCCGCCGAGGACGCCGTTCTTGTCGCGGGTCACGGTGAGCTGCCGGACCCGCATGCTCTCCATCGCGCCGCCCGCAGAAGGGGCGAGGACGCGATCCCCTGGCCGGTAGTCGCGCCAGGGAAGCCAGCGCGCGGTGTACGGGGTGATCTGGCGGGTCCGCTGGATGCGCTCGCGCCCGGAGCGCAGCAGCACCGCTTCGGCGAGCAGCTGCGCGGTCCCCGGGTCGGAGACGCCGCCCTGCCCGATGTAGGTCTCCCACCGCCCCCACGGCGCGGATGCGCTGCCGTTCGTGTACGACGCGCGGAACCCGTCTTCGCCGATCACGAGGGCCGCGCTGGCGAGGTCCTCGAACGTGCCCACGTCCGGGGCGGCGACGACGTCGCGGCCGAACCGCAGATCCACCGGCGCGTCCCCCGCCGCCAGGTCCCGCGCGAGCTCGGTGTCGGCGTTGAACACCTGCAGCGTCCGCCCCTGCATGCGGAAGTCGCAGACGCCCTGCTCGGCGAGGTTGATGAGCGTGGTGAGCGCGTCGAGGCCGGGACGGTAGTAGATCGTCAAGATCTTCGCCCACGGCTCGCTAGCTGAATCGTGTGTCGGAGTGAAGTCCCAGTCGAGCGCGGGCAGCGCGCCGCGCGCCTGCCCCTCCTGCAGGAACGTCTGCAGGATCGCCCCCGGCATCGCGGACAGGAACGCCCGCTTGCCGTCGACCAGCGGAGCAGCGCCCGGGTAGAGGATCACCTTGCGCAGCATCCACACGTACCCGGGCAGCTCGTACATGGCCAGCCCGGTCTCGTCCACCTGGTCGGCCCGACGCCGGATCAGCAAGAACCGGCCGTCGCTCGGCTCCGTCCACGCCTGTCCGTCTTCCGACCATTCGACGGCGACCTCGACCGGCCCGTCGAGGAGCTCCGCGTTCAGGGCCCGCGTACTGTAGGACAGCTTCAGCGCGGGCACGTCATTTAGCGGGCATGCGACGTCGACCATCAGTGGTTGAGGGACAACGCCAAGACGGACTCCGAACGGGGCATAGACCACTAAGCGTAGTTCAGTCACATCAAGCCCTGTTTTGTTGATTGGCCACTTTTGTCACAAAGGACTCGCTCGGGCGTCGCTACTGCGCACAGAACGTATCGCCGAAACCCCTCGCAAAGAAGTCTGATGCTGGCTATCTTGGCCGTCGTGCAGATCGACCAGAGGATGGCCTTGGCGGCACAAGAGATCAAGGTGACGAAGAGGTATGAGCGTGCGAATAAGGGAAAGCAATCGGGACTTGCCCAGTCCACTGCTGATTGCCGTATCGGAGCTCATGATTCTCCGCGCCCTAGAGCTTGCAGGGAAGCGAATACCACCACGTCGAGGCAACCGCTCGCTGCGAGCGATCTACCAAGACGTCCCCCCATGGGAAATTCACACCATCTTTCCAGCACGGGCTGATGAGTTGGATAAGCTCCTAGCTAACGCCTGGACGCTTCCGCTTAATATCGGAGTTCCCGCATCGCTAGTGGAGACATTAGACGTGCACGCCAGGACGCTCTTGGTCGCGGGACTCGCATTCGCCCGAGGCGACCTGTGCCTGACACTCTCGCAAATGTCTTTTGATGAAGCCGAACTGCCATGGCTCTTGCCTCGACCACTGGCCTAGTTGGCTGATCAGAAGCTTCCCGCCCCATGACGCTACGGCTCTCCTCAACAAAAGTTAAGGCTCTCGCGAATGCCGCATAGGGCCTAAACGGCAGGACATAAGAGGGAACTATGATCGCACCCCACGCCCCCACCTGCGTTCTTTGTGGAGCCCCGCATGCTCGGGCAGAACACGTCTGGACTCGCCGACTTGCCCAGTATCAGCAGAGGCTCTCCCCGGGGGCCGGATTTACCGCTGACCTGATCATGGCGGACCTTGGGCGTCGACCACTCCGAAGCGCTAACGGACAGCGTTGGACACATCCAACATTCCCACACGTGACCGTGCCCGCATGCGAGGACTGCAATAAATGGTTGAACGATAACTTCGAGCGCCCTGCACATGCGGCAATCACAAAAACACTCGACGAATGTGACGTTCCTCTAACCTATGCTGAAACGACAGCGTTGGCGCGATGGCTAGGAAAAACATCCCTTTTGCTTCAACACCAAGAAGCCAAAGGCATTGTTCCCGGCGACGAGGATCGCCGCCAAAGAGACTGCTGGGAAGTGGCTACAAGACTTGTTCGAGAGCTACGGAGGGGAAGTGAACTGCCCGACGACCTTTCTATCTGGATGGCGCGGGCCGATGACACGGACGGAAACGCCGAGCTTTCGACTTCGCCGCGAATCTACCTACCCACAACGAGCGGCACTGGTGGCCTCGGCGGAGAAAGTGTCGCCACCTCATTCGGCATAGGCATGCGCAGCGGGGCAATGCTATGCGTCCAGGTGGCTTACCACCCTCTCGTTGATATAGCGCATCCTTTTGAGGGTTCCCGCTTTGCGATACGCCTGTGGCCTGACCCTCCAGCGAAATTTAACATTCGGAATCTGCCCAGACTATCCACGGTGGGGCGGCGGCAATTCAACAGCGTCTTTGTCCGTGGAGCTGGGCACATTACCCTTCCCCTTCCAGACGAACGTGTGACCTGCCGCCCGGATGTGGACCCTCTCATGGATTTCTGGACTCATTGGGGCCGCTCCATGCCAGTAGATGAACAATCACCCGAGACTGGAAGCGATCATGAATGACATGCGGTGAACACCCTACTTGGTGTTCGTGGCACTCACATGAAGCCGAGAAGATCGGACGACTGGCAAGTTCTCGTGAAGAAGCAACTCGCCTGCAGGCAATGCTAAGTCTGCGCTATCACTGGAAAGAACGGCGGGCCCGGATCTCCAGCTTGGACGCCGCCGTGGTGGAGGTGGCCGCCGCGGTGACGAGCACCGCGCGGGAGTGCGGGTCGCCGACCGCCACGGACGGGGTGAGGTGCAGCCACCGGAACGCCGAGCCAGGGCCGGTTGCGGCAATCTGGCCAGTCACGTCCGTCCCTGCGGTCATGTCCCACGTGTCGGTCGTCACCAGGCGGGCCCGCATCTGCCCGCAGTCGATGAGCAGCCGCTGGCCAGCGGACAGCCCGGACGAGCGGGAGACGGTGCCTCCGGTGGCCACGTCGGTCACGGCCGGGTTCACAGCCGGGCCGGTGACGCGCACCACCGCGTCGGTGATCGGAGCGGTTGAGCCCGCGAGCGTGGTCACCAGCTGGTCGGCGGCGTTGACGGCCCCGGACCAGGTGGTGTCGAACAAGTCGCGCCAGTACACGCCCGGGATGCGCATCACGGCCGTCAGCCGGGCCATGGCCGCGTCGGTGTTGATCTCCGGCTCGCTGATCCCGTCGAGGATGACGTCGGCCTGCCGGACGACGGTCCCCGCGACGAAGGTGAGCTTCATCAGCCGGTGCTTGACGCCGAGCACCGCGCCGAGCGCTTCGAGGTTGTGCTCCATCTGCTCGTACCCGCCCGGCGCCCCCGAGGGGGTGCGGCCGTACACGGTCAGCACGAGCGGCATCGTCGTCGTCTCATGATCGAGCCCGAGGATGGGCAGCTCCCCCGCCCGGCCGGGCACCTTGACCTCGACCTGTCGCAGGCCCGGAAGAGGCCTGCGCTTGGTGCCCTTCTTGAGTCGCCAGCACCCGGCAGGATGGTCCAGGGCGACCCCGTCGAGCAGGTACGTCGGCATCTACAGAACCCCCATCAGATCTAGCGAGGGAACTGCCGGGTTTCTCCGGCAGGGGAATCGCTTCCTCGATATGGTTTCTTTGTTCGAAACGGGTAGGGCTTGTCCGTCGCCTACCTCAACCGAGGGAAGCGAGGAGCCGCTCCCTTCAGGGATCGGAGGAGTCACCTACAGCACGCCCAGCATCCCGGCATAGGCGAGGCCGCGGTTGACGGTCTCGCTGGTGGTCTCGGCGGCCGGGTTGATCGTGGTGACGTGGATGTTGACCCCGGCCGTCCGGTTCGGGCCCACGCCGCCGGTGACGATGCGGCCGGTCGAGCCGATATGCGCGGCGAGCTCCGGCCGGAACGACGCCTCCAAGTCCCCGGCGATGCGTGAGGCGGTAGCCAGCACCGTACGGGCCGAGGTTTGCATGCCCTGCGCCATGCCGAGCATCGTGAACTGGCCGATCTCGGCGAACACCGTCGACGGGGAAGCGATACCGAGGGCCTGCCGCACCCAGTCCGGCATGATCCCCTGGAAGAAGTTGTAGATCATGTCGCGGAACCACGCTCCGGCCGCGACGATCCCGTTCCACAGCCCGACCAGCAGCTGCCAGCCGAGGTTGTCGACGGCGACGAGGAAGTCGAGGATGCCGCGCCCGGCCGTGGCCAGCGCGCCGATGAAGTCGCCGGTCAGCAGCAACGCGACCGCCCGGACCAGCGTGATCAGCGGCGGCAGCAGCGCGGTGACGAGCTGCAGCAGCGGCGGCAGCACCGGCAGGATCGCCGGGAGCAGCTGAGCGAAGGAGCTGATCAGCGCGAGCAGCTGCGGCGACAGGTCCACCAGGGCCTGCAGGAGGACCTGGCCGATCTGACCGGCGACCTGCGCGATCAGCGGCAGCAGCGGCCCGAGCACCGGGACCAGCCCGGTCACGAACTGCGCGACCAGCAACGCGAGCTGCGGCAGCAGCGGCGCGATGGCCGGGATGAGCGTGTTGACGACCAGGACGGCGAGCGCGCCCAGCAGCGGAAGAACCGGCTGGATGGCCAGCAACGCGAGCGAGAACGCGGAGACCAGCAGGTTCAGCGACGGCAGGACGGCTTGCACGCCGGCCGCGAGGACCTGCGCGACGAGGGAGGCCAGCTGCCCGATGACGGGCAGGAGCGGCGCCGCCGCGACCATGATGGCCGAGATGGCCTGCGCGATCGGCACCATCGCGGGCGCGACCGCCGCGGCGGCCACGCCCAGCGCGGCGAAGACTGCCGAGATGCCGGGGAACAGCGCGGCCAGCGCGGGCACCACCGCCTGGATGGCGGCGGTGAGGATCGGGCCGAGCTGCACCGCCAGCGCCGCCACCAGCGGCGCGAGCATGCCGACCCCTTCGGCGACGGCGACGAGAGCCGGAGCGAGCGCGGACGCCATCTGGCCGAGCGACGCGAACACCGACGTGAGGGCGCGCTGCCCGGCCATGCTGTTCACCCAGGCGTTGACCCGGTCGAGGATCGTGCCGAGCACCCCGAGCGCGTCCCCTCCGGCGGCACGCACCGCGTCGAACACGCCGGAGAAGATCTGCCACACGTCCGCAGCGAGTGAGCCGAGCTGACGCAGGACGAGGACGGCGTCCTGCATCCAGCCGAGCGCCCGGCCGGATTCGGCGGCCGCGGTGAGGAAGTCCCCGAACCGGACCGCGAGCAGCGCCAGCTCGGGGGCAAGCCCGGCCGCGAACTGGGCGCCTACGGTGGTGATGCGGGTCAGGCCGGTCAGCACCGGATCGATCGCGACCGCCAGGGCGTCGACGGCGAAGCGCAGCGACGCGAACACCGTGGCGATCGCCGCCACAGCGGTGTCGGAGCGAGCGAACTCGGCGACCCGCGCCGCAGCTCGGCCGAGTGCGTCCGCGACCGAGCTCATGCCGATCGCGACGGGCCCCAGCAGCACGTCGGCCAGCGCGGTGAGCTGGCCGAGCAGGAGGGTGAACAAGCTGTCTTGGACGAGGTTCCGCAGGCCCAGCAGCACCGGCCGCAGGGCACGCAGCTCCCTAGCTGCGCTCTGAGCGGCCCCAGACAGGCCCTTGATCGCTTCCTCGAACTTCTGTTCGTCTTCCCCCAGCGCGGCCGTGAACGCGTCCTGGACCCCGTACAGGGCCACCGACAGGGTCGCGATTCCGGCTGCTCCGAGCGCGGCCACTCCGGGCAGAGCCGCGACGAGCCCGACAGCGGGAGCGAGCGCCGCCCCCAGCGAGACGACGCCGTTGGCCAGCGCGCCGGCCGCGGCCGACATCAGCGCCATCCGGGCGGCGGTGGTGACGATCGCGGCGCCCATCTGCACGACCGAGGCGGTGACCTGGTTGGTCGAGCCGCGGAAGGAGATGGAGGCCCGCTGGGTGGTGTCGAGCGCCCGGGTGAGCCGCGTGGCGAACGACTGATCTCGCAGGTCCAGGGTGATGAACAGCTCGCCCACGTTGATCGCCACCGTCTCCACCTCCTGTGGGGTCCCGAATGAGAGGTGGAGACGGCGACAACGACCAGGGGGCCCGGGGGCGGGCGTCAGACCAGGCCGAGCACCGAGGCGTACTGCAGCCCCTTGTTGACCGTCTTGCTGGTGGGTTCGGCCTGGGGGTAGTTGTTCGTCACGTTGACCACGGTCTGGTTACCGGCCCGGCCGCCGACCATCCCGGGGGTGAGCGTCGCGGCCGGCTTCGGCGTGAACACCTTGGTCAACTGGCCCGCGACCCCAGCCGCCTTGGCGAGCATCTTCGGCGCGGCCTCGACGATGCCGTTCTCCAGACCGGACATGGTGAACGCGCCGATCTCGGCGAAGATCTGCGATGGCGACTTGATCTTCAGTGACTTCTTGATCTGGTTGACGAGCGCGTTGGCGATGTCGCGCATCGCCGCTTCGATCTGCTTCTTCTGCGAGACGATTCCGGCCAGGAAGCCCTTGCCCGCGTTTTTCCCGGCGTCGAACATCGCGTCGGCGGCGGCCTTCCCGGCATCCTTCGCAGCCTTCTCGATCATCCCGTAGGTGCTGTTGATCGACTTGAAGGTGGACGAGTCCGCCTGCAGGATCGCCTGCCCCAGCTCGTTACCGGCCTCAGGCCCGGCCTCGATGATCTGGCTCAGCAGGCCCTTCGACAGGCCGCGCGCGGCCAGCTTCTTGATCGTGTTGGCCCAGGACTTGATCAGCGCGAGCCGCGACTTCAGCCCTTCCTGGATGCCTTCCGCGCTGGCGGGGTTCTGCTCGTTGAACCCCATGTTCGACAGGTTCGCGAACTGGCGGGTCTGGTCGCCGATCTGCTTGGCGTACGCCATCGCGTCAGCGATCGTCTTGACGATCGCCTCTCGCTCCTTGGCGAGCTTGGCCAGCTCGGTGTTGCCGGACCGGATCGACTCGACCAGGTGGTCCTTCACCCCGGCCGTGATCCTGCCGGACTGGAAGGCGTTCACCACGGCGTCGACCATCCGGCCGGCCGTGTCCTTGATCTTGGACTCTTCTCCTTGAAGGCCGAGCACCCAGCCCTTGGCCGTGTCGGAGCCGACCGCCGCCATCACCTTCGACGGCGAGCTGATGCCGAGGAGCCGCTTGATCCAGGAGATGAAGCCGGAGAACAGGTTGCCGACGGAGGAGGTGAAGGAGTTCCAGGCGTTGACGAACCCCTGCTTGATGCCGTTGACGAGGTCCGCGCCGAGAGTCCACAACTTTTTGAAGGCGGCGGTGATGGTGTTGCCGAACTGGGTGACCCCGTTCTTGATCGTCTCCCACGCGCCTTGGAAGTCGCCGGTGAGGACCTTGGCCAGGGCGGTGACGATGCTGATGACCAGCGGAATCACCGACGAGCCGAGCTGGATCAGCGGCGGCAGGACCGGCGTGATCGCTGAGACGATCTTGGTGAAGATGGTCGCGAGGTTGAGCAGGATCGGCGACAGCGCCGTCACGAGCTGCACCAGCGGCGGCAGCAGCGCCGTGGCGAGCTGCATGATCGGCGGCAGGATCGGCAGGATCGCCGTGATCAGCTGACCGAAGATCGTCGCGAGCTGCGTGAAGATCGGCGACAGCTGCATGATCGCCTGCTGGATGGCCTGTCCGAACAGGACGGCCATCTGCGAGATCGGCGGCAGCAGCGGCGTGATCGCGCCGACGAGGATCGTGATCGCCTGCACCAGGACGCCGCCGAGCGCGGCGGCGATCTGCCCCACCACGGGGATCAGCGGAGTGATCGCCGGGACGAGCCCGGTGATGAGCTGCGCGGCGAGCTGCGCGATCGGCGGGACGAGCGGCAGCAGCGCGATGACGAGCTGCCCGAACGCCTGCGCGATCTGACCGATCACCGGCCGAAGCTGCGTCAGGACCGGAGCGAGCGACGTGGTGACGGTCTGCCCGACGCGCACCAGGACCGGCGCCAGCGCGGTCGCGAAGGTCGCGACGAGCTGCAGAACCGGCGGCAGCAGCGGGATCAGCGCCGCCGCGAGCTGCGCGAACGACCCCATCAGGCTGCCGATGCTCGGGCCGAGCTGCGTCAGGACCGGCGCGAGCTGCGCGGACAGCGTCTGCGCGATCATCGTCAGCCCGGACATGAGCGGCCCCGCTAGCGATCCCGCTAGCCCGACAACCGCGCCGAGCAGCGGCCCCATCGCCTGCAGGAGACCACCGAGACCGGTCATCAGCGTGGCCAGCAGGCCGGAATTCTCCGACAGCGCGGCCGAGATCGGAGCCATGAATCCGGCGAGCTGCCCGCCGAACTGGCCCAGCGACCCGGCGACCTGCGACAGCATCGGCACCACGGCCGCGACGACACCCTGGATGGCGGGCAGCATCGGCCCGAGGAAATCGCCAAGACCGGCCGTGAACTGCCCGATCAGCGGCGCGATCTGAGCGAACATGCCCTGCAGGGCGGGCGCGATCTGCGTCGAGAACATCGTCTTCAGCGACCCGGCCGCCTGCGCGAGCGGCCCCTCCAGCACGGACGCGGCCTGCGCCAGGTCCGCCTGGACGGACTTCTTCAGGTCGGCGAAGGCGGCCTTGACCTTGGCCGACTCCATCGCGGCCTTGATGCCGATGACCGCGATCCCGGCCGTGATCCCGGCGAACACCCCGGCCAGCACACCGCCAGCTCCGACGCCGGCGGCGCCCATCCCGACGAGCGCTGTGCCGGCCTTGTTGGCCATGCCGAGGACCATCGGCGTGGAGGTGAGCGTCGCGGACCCGAACTGGGTCAGGCCAGTCGTCATGGTGGTGAGCGCGCCGCGCACGGTCAGCGACGAGATACGCACCAGCCCGGACGTGGCCTGCCACGCAGTGGAGATGCGCCGCAGGTTCGTCACCACCTGCGACAGCTGGTTGTAGGCGGAGGTGACGCGGTTACGCATCTCCTCGCTGTCAGCCCACAGCCCGCGCATCCCGGCCGCGACGCCGGCGAACGCGGCCGCGGTGCGGGCGCGCATGGCGTCGACGCCCCGGCCGATCAGGCTCATGGCCGCGCTGACGACGAGCCCGACAGGGGAGAACGCGAGCAGCGACGCCCGCGCGGCCGACATCTCCCCCGTGATGACCTTGCGTACGACGATCACGGCGGCGGCGAGCAGCGCCAGGACCGCGATCACCTTTAGGAACGAACTGGTGGAGCCGGACTCGAACAGGCGGGCCGCGAGTCCCATCGACCCCATCGCGGTGCCGAACACGCTGGAGACCGCGGACATCTTCGAGATCGCGCCGGACAGGCCGCCGAGACTGGTCAGCAGGCCGCGCACGACCTCGCCGAACCGGGTCCCGGACAGGACGGCGTTGAGCGCCATCTCCGCGAGATGCAGCGCCGCCTCCTTGGCCGCGGAGGCGATCGCCTGCCCCATCGCGGTCCCGGCGGCCCCCATCGCGTCCATGACGGCCGCGAACACCGGGCTCGCGGCGCGGGCCTTGGCGATCGCCGAAGACAGGCCGCTGGCCACCTGCTCCCGCAACTCCAGGCTGATGAACAGCTCGCCGACGTTCAACGCCACGACGCCCTCACCTCCAAGCTGGGTCAGTCCTTGTCAGGGGTGAGGGCGCGGGCAATGCGGGTGTCCGCGTCGAGCAGGCCGAGGATCCTGGTGCGGAGCCACCGCCACGGCTTGCCGGACAGCGACTCCGGCGAGGTCAGGTCGATGCCGTAGACGGAGTGCAGGTCGCACTCGATCAGGGCCCAGCGGGTCAGGAGGTCGCCCCACCCGACTGCCTGGCCGTCACCGCCCTGGTGCGCGGGGTCCGGCTCGTACCACTCGTAGAGCCCCGTGACGGGGTCGAACTCGCCGCCTCCGCCTCCGGGGCTTCCGCTTCCGGGCCCGCGTCCCAGTACTTCGCCGCGGTGTCGGCGTCACCGGCGATCCACAGGAACGCCGTCACCCCGGCGTGCTTGATGCGCGGCCACGACACCCGGTCGGCGATCATCTCGTCGTAGGCGTCGCCGAGCACACGCCGGTACAGATCCGACTCGCCGTCGTCGTCGAGGTTGGCCGCGTCCACCTGCTTACCGTTGGCGGCGTCGATCCCGGCCGTCATCAGCCGCTGACAGAACAGGCCCGTCTCGGCGTCGGGCGGCGGGACCCGGTAGGTCTTGCCGCGGATAGGCAGCGACAGGCTGTCGTCGAAGAACTCGTCAAGGTCACGAAACTGAGCCATGGATCAGGCCGCCGGGTTCGCGATCTCGACCGGCGCGCCCTGGCCGATGAGCTCCAGCTCGAACGGCTCCAGGTCGGTCGTCTTGCCGCCGCCGCCCTTGTAGTCGACGGCCGCCCACCCCTGGTACGCGTCCGGGCTGCCGTCCCGCCTGTACCAGCGGACTTCGACGTTGGCCTCCACGCCGACGATGAGGCCGGCCTGGCGGACGAAGTCCTGGCCCGGGTCCGGGACGAACGTGGCCGAGGCGGTGTCACGCTTGCGGTTGCCCTTGGCCTTGAGCGTCCAGGTCCGCTGCGTGACGGCGTCGGAGCTCCAGCCGTCGCCGTCGAAGTCGCTGTCGTCCTCGGTCTTGGTCTTGATCTCCAGCTCGAAGCTGGTCAGACCCCGGATTTTCGTCCAGGTCGGCTCGGCCCCGGGCGTGGTGTTGGCCTCCACCACCCAGTCCTTGGCCAGCAGGCTACGCAGAGCCATATCAGTGCCTCCTCAAGGCATGCGAGAAAGCCCGCTGGCGGAACCGCTAGCGGGAAAGAGAAACGGATCAGATGGGCGGGTCAGCCGCCGTCGCGGTGCGTGGACGGCCGATGCGCCGTGATCTCGTAGGAGTCGGCGCGCTCCCACCGGCCGCTGTCGTCGCGGCCCAGTGGCGTGACGAGGCGACGCTGCGCCAGCAGCACGAATGCGCCGGTCACGAGCTGGTGGTTGGCGAGACCGTGCACCTGGTCGTACACGCCGTCGGCGAGGTCGTCCACGATGCGCGGGTCTGGGCCGCCCCGCATCCGGAACTGCACCTGCACGACCGTGTCGGCGTTCTCGACGTCGTCCATCGAGGTGCCCGACCCGTACATGGCCAGCGCGATCGCCGCATCAGGCGACGTGGGCAGCCCGCCGATCGTCAGGCCCGTCTGCTCGGTCGCGTACACGCCGTCCGGGTCCCAGTCCCCGACGCCGGCGGCGGCGAGCATCTGCGCGATCCCGGTCAGCAGATCGCGGGTGAAGGTGCGGCTCATCCCATCGCCCGTTCGATCGCTGCGGCGATGATCCGCTCCACCACCTCGGCCTCTTCACGCGCCGGGTTCTCCAGGTACTTCCACTCGCGTCCGGCCAGGTGCCGAAGCCCTTGCGTCTCGTGCTGGTAGACCGCGTACTCGGTGTCGTACGAGACGGCGGCCCGAAGCTCGCTCGGGTCGACGCTGGCCAGGCCCGAACGCTCCAGCACGCCGTCATCCAGCGGAACCCGCTGGCGTGACACCTGCAGGATGTGCTCGGCCGCGAGGGTCAGCCCGGTGACGGCGCCCGCCTTCCAGCGGGCGTTGACCTCGGCCGGGGTGTGGTGCACCCGGAACTCGGTGCTGCTCATCGGCACACCACCTCCACATGGTCGGGGGTCGGCAGGCGGCCCCCGTTACGGTCGAAGCTGGTGATGGCGATCATCTGCCGCCCGTAGGCGGTGATCCTGCTTCCGGCCGGGCAGCGGGTGCCAGGCCGGAAGAAGATCGTCGTATCGGAGACGACCTCGGTGCCGTCGTCGTCGCGCACCATGCGGCGCTCGTCGTCGATCAGGCACGGCTCGCCCTCGATGGGCGGGTCATAGACCGGCCCGTACGCGCCATGACCCTTGAACGGCTCGATGTCCGCGACGTGTGGGAGCATCCACAGCGGCAGCGTCGTGCCCACGGTCCCCCCTCCGTCACCAGTAGGGGCCGTCGATGACGTAGCCCGGCAGCAAGCCTGCTCTGCGCAGGATCGACACGGCGTCCTGGGCGTAGCGCGGCGGACCGGACTCGCCGTTGCCGCCTCGGTCCAGCTGAACGCTGCCGATCCTCACCGACTTGTACGCGGAGGCGACGCCGTACTTGTCGCCCACTTCCAGCGACCAGGCCGCCTGCGCGCACGTGGCCCGCATGATGGCCTCCCGCTTGTCCGCCTCGACCGGCATCCCGGTCTCGTCGGTGCGGTAGACGGCCACCGTGAGCAGCTCGTCGATCCGCTCCGAGGCCCGCTCCAGCTCCCCCTCGATGTCAGCCGGAGCGGCGGCCCTGGTGTAGTCGGTGTAGTCGGCCGGGGTCGCGTACACCAGCACAGCAACCCCCTACGGCTGTTCGAGGACCGCGACCGTCACCCCGGCGGGGTCGCTGTAGTTGATCCACACCTTGCCGTCCGGCCGCCGGTACGCGGCCGGCAGCGGCGGGATCAGCACGTCGCCGGTCGTGGCCGGGATCACGTACTCCCGGTCCTGGATGTCCTGGCCGTCGACCGTGCCGGGGATCTCGATCGTGACCGTCCTCGGCGCGGCGTTGGTGTTCTTGATGCGGATCTGCCGCCTGTCCGACCAGGTGAACATGTTGCCGTCCACGTTGGCCGGGTTCGGCAGCGCGGCCGTCAGGTTCAGGCCCGCGCGCGGCACGGGCGTGACGGTGAGGTCAGTCCTGGCCATCGTCGCCTCCTTCCCCGAACTCCTCGATCAGGGCCTGCTTGGACAGGGCGGCCGCGTCCCGCGCGGGCATGCCGCGCTTGATCGCGTAGGCGACCCACTCCTTCTTCGGCTCGTGCTCGGCCGGGCGGATGACTCCGGCGGCGACGTCGGCGAGGCCGGGACCGGCCTGCCCCTGCACCGGCCCGGGATCGGGCTGGTCGGGCGCACCGATGAGAATCCATACCTCCAGCGCGTCCAGGCGCGCCGACCGGTTCGGGTACTGCACGACCTGGCCCGTGTTGCTGTTCCTGTACTGGTAGGTGGAGGCGACATCCGCGTGGATGCCCTCCACCCTGTCCAGCGCGCCCATCGCGTTGACGTTCTCCCGCGCCGTCAGGGCGCCCATGTGGTCGACGGGAGTGCGCGGCCCCGGCATCAGAAGTTCGCGTCCTTCTCGATGTCGATCTGGATGGTCAGGTCGGTCGGGGTGCCGGCCACGGACACGACGGTCGCGGCGAGCGTGTCGCCCGCCTGCATCCGCCGGTTCGCCAGGGCCGCGAGCGACCCTGGCACCCACGTGCTCGCCGCGTTCACCGACAGGTCGCCGGTCAGCACGGACGCGCCGTTCTTGGTCGCGTTGACGGCCGCGCCGGTGCCGCCGACGCGGTAGGCGCGCACGGCCATGACCCGGCACGGCACGGACGCGCGCCACAGCACGAACGACCCGGCCGCGATGTCGCCGCCCTTGAGTGTGATGGTCTTCTCGGTCAGACGAGGCTTGAACGCCATCCCTGCTGTCTCCTTGTGTCGTTGAGGACCAGCCGCCCCGCTAGCCGAACGGCTAGCGGGGCGGCTGGTGGTTAGGCGTTGTCCACGTCCTTGACCAGCACGGCCCGGTTGGGGTCCAAGGTCTTCGTGCCGTAGAGGGTATCGATGGAGACCACGTCCTGCTTGAGGTCGATGTCGTAGTCCATCACCACCCGGAGCGAGAAGCCCTTGTAGTTCGCGACGACGGCGTTGGCGGCACCCTGCGGCAGCACCAAAGGGCGAGTGACCAGGCAAAACGCCGTCCTATGGAAGGCGACGCCGACCTCGGACTTACTGTTGCCGGTCGTCTGCGGCGGCACCTTGATGTTCTGGGTGCTGAACGCGTCGAACCCGAACACGCGCCTGCCGAGCGACGCCTCGCGCAGGCCGTCGGTGTCACCGCGGACGTCGAGCTGGTGGAACAGCGGGTCCGACAGCCAGTGGGCCTTCATCTGCGGGCCGATCACCACGCTGCGCTGACTGGGCGAGACGCTGCGCTCGTTGAGGACCCGGTCGGCGTCGATCATCGACTTCGGGGTGTCCCAGGTGTGGATGTTCGGCAGGCCGCCGTTACCGATCTCCTGGACGACGTCGTCGCGCAGAGCGAGCAGGTCCCTGTCGATCTTCTGGCTGATCGCCTCCATCGCAGGATTCAGCAGCTGCGTGGCGAAGTCCTGAATCTCCAGGGTCATCTCTTCGGCGGTCACGGCAAACGAGACGTCAGCGAAGTGATTCAGCGTGACCGGGACCGCCGTCTCGGTCGCGTTCTGGATCTGGATGCCCTCGCTGCGGTCATACTCGTAGGCGTCGAACGTGGCCGGCTTGCGGACGTTGACGGTGTCGCCGACCTTACCGGCGAAGTCTTCGTCCAGGTCGCGGTGCACGAGCTGAGCCATGACGCAGGTCTCGTACAGGGTGGCGAGCGCCGCGCGGGCGATCACCTGCGGGGTGAGAAACGTGTTGGCCATGCGGCCGTCTCCTTAGGAAGCGGGAGACTCCTTCGCGCCGCGGCGGCGCTTGCGGAAGTCATCCACGGTGAGCTGGTCATCGCCGGTGCGTCCGCCGGGCCCGCCGCCGAACTCCCCCCCGGACTTGGTGTGCGTCGCCGCCGGGGCGACCGCCTTGTACTTCGGGTTGTCCTCCACCGCCTTGGCGATGGTGGAGGTGATCGTCGCGGCGAACTCCTTGTCGTCGGGGTCGAGACCCGACACGTTCGCCAGGAACGAGCGGCTGTCGAGCAGCGCGTCAACGTCGGCGCCGGCCTTGACTGCCTGCCGCACCACAGCGAGTTCGACCTGGGTGCGGCGCAGCCGGTCAGCGGTCTGCTCGTTCTGCGTGGTGAGCGCTGCCTTGTCGCTGGTGAGCTGCTCGATCACCTGCGCCGGTTCGAGGGGCTTCTCCTCCTCCACGCCGAGCGCCTTAGCGATCTGCTGCGCCACCTCCTGACGGGCGGTGGCCACCAGCTCCTCGGCGGTGGGACCGTCCGGCTTGGCGTCACTCTGCGCCTTGAGCTCTTTGAGCTGGTTGCGGAACTCGGCAGCCTCGTTCCGGGTGTCCTTGATCAGCTTCTGCGCCCAGGACGGCAGATCGGCGACCTTGCGCGGGTCCGCGACCATCGGCTGCTCCGGCTCGGTGCCCGGCCCGCTGCTCGGCCCCGTGGGTGCGCCCGTGACCTCGGCTCCACCGCCGTCCGCAGGGGCGGGGGCGGGCTGGCCTTCGGGCGCGCCTTCAGAGCCGCCAGCGATCACGTAGATGGGGCGGCCGTCCTTACGGTTGCCGAGCAGCGCGCCAGGCGCGGTCGGCAGCGGGTGGTGCTTCACGATGGGCCCTCCTGGAGCCAGACATGACGAAGGCCCGCGCCTGGCGGGCCGTGGTGGAGAAAAGCGCAGGTCAGCCCCTCACAGGGGCGAGGGGGTCAGCGGGGCAGCCGCAGCCCCTTGTCCTTGGCCAGCGCGCGGGCGCGCGCCCGGTACTCGCGTACCTTCGCGTTCGCCTTCTGCTTGGCGTCCTTGTCGATCGCCGCCGCCGCGCGGCGTTCCCACTGCCGGGCCTGGCGTTGCAAGCGACGCACCTCCTGGGTGTCGCCGTACTCCGCAGCCACCGCGGGCTTGGGCGCCGGCCGGGTGACGCCGGGCAGGTACGCCGACAGCGAGTGCCTGCAGTTCGGGTGCAGCAGCCCCTCAAGACGGGCCTGCGCCACGGTGGCCGCGACCTGGACGGTGATCGGCTCGTTGGTGAGGACGTTCGTTGCCAGCCGCTCGCCCGCCGTCCCCGACTGGGTGAGGACCTTGCCTTCCCACGGGTCGCACAGGCTGCACGAGTACGGCGTGGTGGAGACGATCACCAGGTCCATTCCCGCGTCACGCAGGATCGCGAGGTGGCCGTCCACGGCCGCGCGGGCGGTCGCCGTCCGCATCGCCATGGCCACGTACGACTCCAAGTTCCACGTGCGGCCCGACGCGTCGGTGAAGCCGGTGATACCGCGTGCGAGGAGCCGGTCGAGCGCCTCCTGAGCCGCCAGACGGCGGGTCTGGCCTCCGATCAGCACGCGGCCCGCGGTTGCGGCGATCACCTGCCGGTAGATGTCCTCCACCACGCGCAGCGCGGACAGCTCCACGACGTCGAGCCTCTCGACCACCTGGCGGGCCAGCTCGGTCACGCCCTGCCCGGGGTTGATCAGCTGGGAGGAGCCGAGCTGGCGGGCGTCCCGCAGCGTCCGCTCCAGCCGCCGGCGGATCTTGGCGTCGTTCACGTCGCGGATGGCGGTGATGATGGCCTGGTCCATCCCTGCCGTCCACGCGCCGACGACCGACTTGCGGGCCTTGGCCGCAGCCTCCAGCCGCTTGATGATGCGTTCGGCCTCGCGGCGGAGCTGCCCGATCTCGGCCAGCCGTTTGGCCTGCCACGCGGTCGGGTCGTCGTCGGCCTGGTCGACGTCGTCAGCGACCCGGGCCGCGATCCGCTGCAGGAGCACCTGCTCCGCGTCGGCGTACAGGCGGGCGACCTCGCGGGCCTGCTCCAACGCGGAGGCGATCTCCTGCTCGGGCGTCGCCATCAGCTCTCGCCGGTGGGTTCGCCAGCGTCATCGTGTGCCTCGGGGACGATGATGTCGCGCAGGTCATCCGGGTCGGGCACGTTCAGGCCGAGCTCGTCGCGTAGCCTGTCCACCTCGGCCTTGATCTGCGTCTCGTCCCACTCGGGGTGCAGCATGCGGACGCGGGTGTCCAGCGATGCGGACTGTGCCCGGTTGAGCATGTCCAGCGTCCGCGACAGCGCTTCCGGGTCGGGCATGACCCCGTCGGGCCACTCCACGCTCGCCCGCTCCGGGACGACCTTCGTGCCGTAGATGTGCGCGTCGACCGCGAGCAGGCATTCCGCGAGCCACGCCAGCGCGGGCGTCCAGTAGTTGAGCTTCTTGCCGCGCGTGGTGAAGCTGCGGCGTTCGCGGGAGTGGATCTCCGTCGCGGTCGCCGCCGCGCCCTCGCCGGCCTCGCCGAAGCTCTGCACGGAGTATCCGGCACCCCGCAGGATCTGCGCGAGCAGGCTCTTGGCGGTCTGCTGGTGCTCGGCGACGCGGATGTCGAACTGGGAGACGGTGATCATGGGAGCGCCGCCGGGCGGCGGCAGCATCCCCAGCGGCGCGTACACCTCGCGGTCCGGGTCCCACGTCGAGCCCCTGCCTCTGCCGGTGTTCGTCAAGTACACCTCGGGCACGATGATGCGACCCTTGCCGAGCCGCAGGTCCCGCATCCAGCTCGTGAACGTCTCGTCGAGCGAGTCCATGAGCGGCTCGACGCCCGCATAGTCCGAGCGGCCCAGACTGGTGCCGCGCAGCAGCCGGTGGGGGCGCATGTTCGGGACGTACTCGACCAGCAGCCCGCGCGGAAACCCGGAGTCGAAGCCGCCGTCGGCGTCGACCATCTCCGCGAAGATCTCCGTCTCCGGGTGGTCGGTCAACGGCACCTGCATGCCCAGCTTCTCGTCATCCCCCCGGTACAAGCCGTGGTAGACGCGGCCGAACTCATGACGCTCCAGGTGCCGCCACACGTCCTTGTGGTCTTCCTCGAGGATCCGCCAGAACGTGACCGCCCGCAGGCGGCCCTTGACGAACTCCGGGACCGCGCAGTCCGCCGGGAGGACGTCCACCACCGGGTGGTCGTGCATCTCGGTGTCCCACCCGACCCGCAGGTACACGCCGCCGTAGGCGGCGCACAGCTCGGCGCCCTCCAGCAGGATGGCGTTCACGCCGCCCTCTCCGAGGATGGTCTCCAGCCTGGCGTTGCCCGTCTTCCCGCTCACTCGCAGCGTCGGCGCTTCGGAGAACAGCAGGTCGCCGGACGTGCCGGCGATGTCCGCCGCGATGGGAACGTGCAGCTTCGTCGACCGGGACTGCCCGGCCGGGAGCGGCGTGCCCCAGAACCATCGCGAGATCCGGTTCAGGAACCCGCCCCCATACGTCAGCGGCCGGTCCCACCCCTTCAGGTCGAGCCCGACCCCCGGGAGCACCCCTGCGCCGTACACCTTCGCAAGCTCGTCCGGGTCTCCGCCGTACCAGGCGCCGTGCTGGGCGTACATGCGCAGCTCCGGCTTCATGCGCGGGGGCGGCCACTCCTGGTCAGTGGTGGGGAGCGGCACGTCACACCCTCTCTCTTTCGGCTAACAGATTCGCTAGCGACAGCCACGAGTCAGCGAGCTTCTCGATGCGTTCCATCCGGGCCAGATCCGTCTCCAGCTCGGCGTTGGACAGCAGCCGGGCCGCGTTCTGCACGGCCTCGTCGAAGGTCACGTGGAACCTCGCTCAGATGATGGGGACCAGTCCGGATGGCAGCACCGGACGCTCGTCAGGCCTGACCACGCGCACCCACCCTTGGTAGGTGCCGTCAGGCAGGGTCACCGCGCCGCCGGGGCCGACCTGGATGCGCGCCTCCGCGCCACCGTTGCCGACCGCGCCCCACGACGCTGGCGTCCACTGGTCCTCGGTCGGCTCGACGCCGGGGTTCGTGAACGCCACCGCGACTTCCTCCACGCCGAGCGCGTTGTCGACGAAGAAGCTCAGGTACTCCAGCGACAGGCTGCTCATCGGGTCCACGCCCGTCCCCCTTCCGAGGTAGCGCGCCGCCCAGGACCGGCGCGGCAAACCGACCCGTAGCGGCGGTGTACGGCGCAGCAGCGGCCGCGCGAGTCCGGCCCCGGTGACCTGGCCGATCGTGTGCGTCGTGATGGCGAGCAAGGCGAACGCTTCTCCGGCCGCTGCGGCGTGGCCTACCGGCCCTCCGCGCGCGAGCGTCAATGGCCGCGCCTGCCCGATCCCCACCGACTGGTGGAGTGCGAGCGCCTTGCCCGGGCGCAGTGGTTGTGGCTGGCCGACGCCAGTCACGGTGCTCGCGACCGGGTCGCCTCGCATCAGGAAGACGACACCGGCGGAGGTAATCTGCCCGGTCGCCCGGCTCTTCCACTGGCCAACCTGGACGACCGTTCCGGCGCCGCTCACCTGGCCGAGATGCGAGCTGCGGACCGGCGTGGCAGGCGCGGCTGCTCCGGCGCCGCTCACCTGTCCGAGCACGCGAGTCTTGGTCGCCGTCGCCGGCAGCGGACCGCTCGTGCCGGACGCCTGCCCGGCGCGTTGCGAGCGGGCGGCGAGCACCGTCAGCGCGGAGCCGTGCCCGGTGACCTGGCCCGCGATGGTGGCGCGGGGTCGGGCGATGATAGGTCGGTTCGGGTATGAGCGGCCTGCGCGGGCCATGGACCGCCTCCCTCTACCAGCTAGCGGCGCGGTGTACGGCAGTGGGCGGGGACAGCAACACCGAACGGGTAGCGGGCGATGCGGGCGGCGCGGGCTGGACCCGCAGCGTGAAACCATGCGCCGCGTACACAGAGGACGAAACGGTGTGCTGGCGTTGCGCCGTGCTCGCCGATGTCATGACTTGCCGGGTGAGTTGCGCCGTGACCCAGTTCCCATCGAGGTCGGCTACCTCAACGAGCGGCGATGGAGCCGCCCACGTCCGCGCGGCGCTGACGTTGTAGTTGTCCCCGGCGGCCCACCGCAGCTCCAGGTCGCCGATGGCGGGCGAGGCAGGCCCTGCGGGGGTGTTCACGTTGACGATCCCCGACCCGGTGTTCGTCTGGCCGTTGGTCCGGGTGAACGTCGGGGCAGCAGGGAGCGCGTCGGCGATGGCGGCGATGGCCATCACGTTGATGCCACCGAAACCTTCGGGCCCCAAGTCCAGCTCCCAGGTGCTTTCGGAAGCACCGGCCACCTTCCACCAGATGCCCGTGGCGATGAACCCGTACGTGGAGCTGTTGTCCGTGGCGTACGAGGTGAGCAGCTGCCACGCGGGGCTGCCGCCGGTCAGGCTGACAAAGTCGAACTCAGGCGCTTCGAACGACAGGAACGCCACCAGCAGGTCGCCCGGCTGCATTCCCGGCGGCGGCGTGGGGTTATTCGAGCTCTGTACGGCCTGGTAGATGTTCGGGCGTAAGGTGGGCACTCAGCACCGCCTCCCGTCACCAGCTAGTGGCACGGTGCACGGCGGCAGCACCCGACAGCTGGACCGGTCGGGCAAGCACCGGCACAGGGGCAGGCCGGATCCGTAGCGTGAAGCCGTGCGCGGCGTACACCCCTGCCGAGACCGTGTGGGTGCGGGACGACGAGACGGGGTCCGTGATGGCCTGCTGGGTCAGCTGCGCCGTCAAGTAACCGTCGCTGAGGTCAGCGACCTCGCTCGCCCCTGACGGGCCGGACCATGACCGGTTCGCCTCCTCGTTGTAGTTGTCGCCAGCCACCCACCGCAGCTCCAGGTCCCCGATGGCGGGAGGCGGCCCGGCCGGGCTGCTGATCGATCTCAACGAGGTGGACGTCGATGTCTGGTCGGCTGACACCCTGTACTCGGGTGCCTCCAGCAGCGCGTCTGTGATGGCGATCACTGACATGACCGAGAAGAAGTCGTTGTCCTCCGAGGCCACCGTCCACTCGTCGTCGTCGCTAGCCTGCTTCCACCAGATTCCGGAGGCGACGAGGCCGTCGAAGCCGAACTCCTCACCGGCCGTGGTAAATCGTGAGGTCAGCAGCTGCCACGCGGGGCTGCCACCCGTCAACTGGGCGTCGAACCCATCGATCGGGGCCTCGTAGGCGAAGAAGGCCAGCAGCAGATCGCCAGGCTGCATCGTCGGCGGCGGAGAGATCGTAGGGGAGTCAACAGCGGTAGAGATTTGTGCTCGGACGGTGGGCACTCAGCACCGCTCCACCCAGAGGGTCGCCGCGACGGACACCGCGTCGGCGAATCGGGCCCGCAGGACGAATCCCGTGCCGGGGCCGCAGTCGGGGCTGTCGCCCAGCGGCAGGTCATACAGGACCGTGCCGGAGTTCGGGGACAGCGACCACGCGTCGAGGACCACCAGCTCGGTCGGCTCGCTCGTCCAGGTGTGCGCGGCCGTGAAAGCGGCCGGGATGGAGCGGCCGTACAACTGCTGCGGGGTCACCGACGTCGAGGCGGTCCCGGGCAGATTCGAGGCGAAAGTCGCCGCGCACAGCTGGATGTCGCCCGGCACCGCCACCGCGGTGCCTAGCGTGCTGACCCTGATCTTCTTGACTTCCAGCCCGAACGAGCTGGGCGCGAGCACGCCGAGCACGCTGCGCGCCGTGTTCGCGGAAAGCGACACAGCCGGGGAGACGACGGAGTATCCAGTCTTAGCCATAAGTCACACCGCCCGGTAGAAACCGTCAGGCGAGATCTGAACGACCACGTTGCTGCCGTCCGGCGTGATCGAGAAATCATGCGCGGTCAGCGGCACGATGGCGCTGTCCGGCGACGCGGTCGCCGGCCGGTAGCAGACCAGGACCTTGGCCCAGCCGCTGCCCGGCTGCACGGAGAGGAACGTCTGGTCCGGGATGTCCAAATCCACTCTGTCGTTGGCGAGGTCGGGCAGCGCGTCGCCCAGGTCGGCGGCGCTGAGCACCTTACGGGCGTAGCCCGTGTTGGTGGCCTCGTTGCTGGAGCCGCTCAGGATCTCAGCCAACGTCGCCCGGTCCTTCAGGCCGGCATCGGACTCGATACCGGCCTCCGCCAGGACGACCAGCACCAGGGCGCTGGTCGCGGGGTCGCCGGTCCGGACGCGCCGGTACAGCTCGACTGTCCTGCCTTTGGCGGCGTTGAACTCGAAGTCGGCCACGTGGCCCTCCTCGTTGACGTGGTGACGTGGGTGGGGGTGCCGGGGAGCGCGGCCTCGGCGACTGGACGACGATCCGCACCGGGCAGATCCAGCCCGCCCGGCCAAGCAAGCGGCAGCGTGGGCGCACCGGGAACGCGATAGGGGTGTGGTCCCGGCCGGCGGCTGCCCCTCAACAACCTGGGCCGGGACCACACCGCGGCTCAACGCTGGCGGACGGAAGGTGCCGTCGCGGAGCCGTCTGACCCCTGGGCTGTCCTTGCGCGAAGGCGTGCGACCGGAATACGCGAGGACAAGCCCGGGGAGCCGAAGTCAGTAGACGGGTACGGGTTCCAGGAGTGGAGCCCATGCGGCCTGCGTGGTGTGCAAGCCGTAGCGGGCGGCGTCCATGGAGTGGTCGTCCAGTTTGACGGGGACGTCGTCGCCGCTGGCGGCCTTCTTGTCGTCCCAGCTGTAGGAGCCGACCTCGGACAGCCACCCTGCGCAGGAGCGGTGGATGCGCAGCTGGTCGGCGGCCAAGAGGTTGCTGACGGTGCGGATGCCGTCCATCACGGAGTTGTCGCCCATGGTGGGCAGGAGCCCGTCCCAGTGCAACTGCGTGATGAACGAGGCAGCCGACGGGTCAACCACGACCCATTCCGGCTGCACGCCGTACGTGCCGGGCCCATGCGAGTTCGGGAAGGTGTGCAGCCAGTCCCTCAGCCGCTTGGAGTACTCGGCGTCGGTGAGCTGGCGGCGTTCGGCGCGCGAGTCGTAGCGCCACTCCCCCGCGAGGTAGACGCGCCGCTGCCGCTCGTCGTCGGGGACGGAGACGCCGACGAGGATCGCGGCGAACGGGTTGACCGTCCCATAGTCGACGCCGAGCGAGATCCAGCGCTCCATCATCGGCAGCCGGTCGACCACGTGCTTGTCGGGGTCGAAGCTGTCGAAGATCATGCCCTCGGCCATGCACCACTCACCGAGCACGTAGCGCCGGTACCAGAGCCCGGAGTACTCCGCCTTCAGGTTGGAGACGTAGGCCGGGTCCAACGACGGGTTGTCGTCGAGCATGAAGTGCCAGTACTTCAGGTCCAGCTCACCGGCGCGGAGGATGAACCGCTTGCGCAACCAGTGGCCGGGCGCGTCGGGGTTCGTCGTGCAGAAGATCATCGAGCCGGGCACGCTGCACCGGGCGAGGAGCTGGTCCCAGAACGTCTCGGGGATCAGCGTGGCCTCGTCGACGTACGCCCCGGCACACGTCATGCCCCGGAGCCTCGACTCGGCGCGGATGTCGTTCGCCGAGACGATCTCGATCCGCCGGCCGAGCACGTTCGCGGTGGGCGCGCCGCGGTTGTAGAAGATCCGCCGCGAGACGGGGCCGGTCAACGCCGGGTCCATCAACGGCTCGAAGATGTTCCTGCTGATGGTGTCGTTCGTTTTCCCGACCACGACCAGGCTGCCGCCGCGCGGTGCGGTGGCCACGTACATCAGCCAGCGCAGCAGCGACGCGATCGTCTTCCCGCTGCGGACGGCGCCCGACCAGATGTTGATGCGGGCGGTCGCCTCGGCGATGGACTTGGCCTGCTTCGGGGACAGGGTGACAACGCCGGTCACCGCACCACCTCGACCGCCTCCACCACCTCGGTGTCGTCGAGGTCGATGTCGGCGGGGGCGGCCGGGAGCGCAACCTGGCCGTTGGTCGCCTGGATGACCTGGAACAGGTTGCCGAGCAGGGAGACGACGTCGGAGTTCTCGGCGCCGTTGCGGTTGATGAGGTCCAGGCCCAGCAGGGTGCAGCGGCGGGCGATCAGCCGTTCGACACCTTCGACCGCCTTCACGTCGCCGCCGCACGCCTTGGACCACAGGCTGGCCATCATGCGGTCGAGCCGGTCGATCTCGATCTGCAGCAGCTGTTCGCTGGACTCCTGCTGCGCCCTGGAGGCCATCTGCAGGGCACGGGTGACGTCCTTGGAGGCGGCGGCCAGGCTCCCGTAGCCGAGTTTGTCAGCGATCGTCCGATACGGGACACCGGCGAGTCGCATTTGCACGGCCTTTGTCCGACGCTCTGCAATAACGACCTGACGCGCTTTGTTGGGACGGCCCATGAGGGGAACCCCCGAATGAATCGATGTGACCACGCACACAGTTCGTGGTTGGGATTTATGAGTTAATCTGCGAAAATGCGACCAATAAAAATGATCACCATTCAGCAACCCTGGGCCGCGCTCATCGTCGCCGGGATCAAAGACATCGAGAACCGCACCTGGACGACGGCCTACCAGGGACCACTCCTCATCCAGGCCGGGATCAAGATCGACCGCCGCGGGTTGCGACGGCTCGACGAGCTCGGCCTGGAGCTCGACGCGCCGCTGCACCGCGGCGTGATCCTCGGCTCCGTCCACCTCGGCGAGATCACCCGCTCCAGCGCATCGCCTTGGGCACGGCCCTACGCGCAGCACTGGAAGCTGTCCGACCCGCAGCCCGTTGTCCGCCTGCTGGAGGCTCGGGGCCAACAGGGCCGCCTCTTCGATCCCCCTCCTGACTGGAGGCGCGCGTTCACCGAGCACGACGCCGGCACAACACGCCTGTCACGGGTGCGGGACGTGCCGGCCGACGAGGTCGCCCCCAGGTTCAGGGAGAAGGTGACCCCTGAGGCGGCGTTGCTGGCCGCCCTGAACGGGGGGTGACGGGTGCCACGTACTCGAACGAGACCACCCCGAGCCGCCTCGGGTCGAGCGACTGCTCGTGCATCCAGGCGTGCTTGCTGCTGGTGCCGAGCGTGCGATCCTGGCGCTGCATCCGCCAGCGCGGGCTGCGCGCCCGGTAGGCGTTCAGCGCCGGGTGAGCGGACACGGCACGCAGCCGGTAGCCACGCTCATACAGGTACTGCCCCATCCACTCGGTCATCCGGCCGCCGAGCGACAACCCCTGATAGTCCGGCAGCACGACCGTGCGATGCGCCATTTTCAGGTTCCTCGTGCGAGGGTGCTGGAAATGGCGGTAGCTCGTGAAAGCCGCCAATTCGCCATTCACGTACCCGGCGAAACACTGCGCGCCGCGATGCAATTCGACGGTCAAATAGTGATGGCGGCTAAACACCTTCCAGAGGGAGCGGTCAGCCTCGTGGATGTCGAGCCGGAGCGGCGGCCGGGGTTGAACCGACCTCCAGCTGAACGAGGCCGCGGCGACGTCGTACACCCAGTCCGGCTGCAGCCAGTCGAGCACGTCATAGTGGCAGGTCACGGCCACGAGCTGCCGGTCGCGGCGACGTACCGCCTTCTGCACCGCGTGCGAGGCGACCTTCGCCACCTGCCTGTCCACGACCGACGTGAACTCATCGATGACGACCAGGCCGTCACGGTCAGCCAGCGCCCGGGCCAGCCCGGCGCGGAACGCCTCCCCGTTCGACAGCGTGCTGAAAGGCCGCATCCACGCCGGCGGCGAGCTCAGGCCGACCGCGCCGAGCAGCGCGACGACGTCCTTGACGCTCATGCCCTTCGGGAAGTCGTCGACCAGCGCCCGGTCTGTCCACTCCTGAGCGCCGACGAGGGCCTCCGGCCACAGCTCGCGCGCGATCGTGGACTTGCCCGCTCCGGACGGGCCGACGAGCAGGCCGACGTTCCACGGCCGCTCCTCGACGGGCATCTCCACGGACCAGGAGGTGGTCAGCTTCTCCTCGACGGGCACGTCGAACAGGCCCTGCAGTTGCAGGACTCGCGCGCTCCGCTTGACGGGAGACGACAAGGTGATCTCAGCGCGCACTCTGCCCCCTCGCCATCACATGAGTGCGCGGACCTGCCAGCCCTCGTCCGCCAGGCGCTCGAGGAGGCGGGTCTGCTCGGTCTCGTTGTCGCAGGTGACGATGATGCCCCACACCTCGGGGCGGACGTCCTCGTCGGCGTCGCCGGGCTCGGGCAGCTCCTCGTCGTGGTCGCCCGCGCCTTCGGCGGCGATCGCGTCGGCGAGGTCGGCCAGGTCGTCATCGGTGTAACCGGCCGCGGCGAGCAGGTCGGGGTCGGCGTCGCGGACGTCGGCGAGGACCTCGGCGAGCATCCGGTCTTCCCAGCCGCCTTTCTCGGTGGTGCGGTTGTTCGCGACCAGGTACGCCTCGGCGTCCGCGTCCGAACGGGAGGACCAGCCGCGCACGATCGGCACCAGCCAGGTGCCGTCGTCGTCGATCAGGATCCCCTCGGGCGGGGACGCCTTGTCGGCGGCCATCGCCTCCAGAACCTGCAGGCGGCCGTGGCCGACGACCAGGCGTCCGGTCCGCTCGTCGAGCTCGCCGGCGACGATCGCGCCGAACGCCTCGATCGAGGCGCGGATGGCGGGCAGGTCGTGTTCCTTCGGGTTGCGGACGGCGCGCGGGATCTCGTGCAGCCGCATGTGCTCGATCCGGCGCATCAACTCTCCCTGTTCTTGGGGCGGTAGCCGTACCGCTGTCGCTCGTGGCTGAGCTCACGGGTGATGAGGGCGCAGGCGAGCACGTCCCAGCACTGGGCGTCCACGGCCTCGTCGGGCACGCGCACGGATGAGCCCATGATGCGGTTCCGGCCGCCCGCCTTGGTGGGGATACCGCCGTTCGGGGCGTCCCACTCCACGGACCAGTGGTACTTCGCGGCGCGGTTGAGCCGGGGACGGCCGAGCCGTACCCGCTCCAGCTTCAGCTGCACCTGGTGGGTGTCGCCTTCAGGCATCTGCACCCAGCCGAGCACCGGCCCGGCGGCGTCCTCGTAGCTGTACCGCTTCGGACCGAACAGCGCCTGGACCAGGTCGAGGCTGATGCGGCCGTGCATCCACCACGGGTCCGTGCTGGCCCACTCGTGTTCGCGGGCCCACAGCTGCCAGCGGAGCGCCCAGTCGTCGATCGACACGTTGATCACGCGGGAGGTGTAGCCCTCGGGGATGAGTTGGCGTTGCAGCCAAGTGCCGAACCCCTGTGCGTGCAGGTACAGGGCGCCGAACGGCCATACCCGCAGGTGCGCCGCCACGGTGTGCTCCGCGCCGGCCGCGCCGATGGAGATCTCGGCGCCGAACACGCCGAACGTCCGGCCGAGCACCAGCTGGCCGCCGAGCGTCCCGGTGGGGTGGTCCGGCCACGGGCCTGGGCTCCACGTGGTGGAGCCGAGCTTCCGCGTCCCCTCGGTGTAGCCCGGGGGGTACACGCGGCCGGTGTACGGCTCGCCGACGTCGTAGTGCGCCGCGGGGAGGCTGCCTTGCGGTTCGGGCCGGACGCCGCAGCGGTCGCAGGTCACCCAGCGGGCCGCGTCAAGGCCGGGCTTGCGCGGGCCGTACCCGTCGACCACCGGCTTGTGGCCGCGCAGGCGGCACCACAGCCTGAGCCGGGGCACGTCGTTCCACCAGAATCCGCGGTCGAGGAGCACGCCGCGGCGGCGGCCGTCCCGCTTGAGGTAGTCGGTCGAGTGCCACCACATGGTCAGCGGCCCTCCGGGGGACGGCCGCCCGACCAGACGATGGTGGCGGAGTCGAAGCCGTCGGGGTCGCCGGTGTGGAGCCGCCGGACGGTGGGCTGCTGGACGACCTGGTCAGGCGCGTCCTCTTCGACGGCGCGTAGCGCGTACGCGTGGGTGTTCGCTGCCACGAGGGTGGTGTGCGGCTTGGCCGAGTTGTCTTGCCATTCGACGGCGTAGAGGTTGCCGGGCCTACGACCCATGAGGCTCTCCCGAGGGGTGAGGGGTGCGAACGGAGAGGTAGGCCCCGGCCTGGCGCGTCACCCGATCCCCCAGGCAGGGGCGGCCAGGCGCGGGGAGCGTGGGGGCGGGTCAGCCGCGGGGCGGCCAGCTCCAGGTGCCGGGCCGCACGCCTTCGACGCAGGAGGTGGCCCAGTAGGTGTCGTTGCCGTCCAGGTAGACCTGGAGGTTGACGTAGGCGGCGCCGAACGTGCGCACGATCATGGCCGGGAAGACGTCGCCCGTCATGACGCGGTTGCCGACGTGCGCGACGTGGCCGTCCGCGCCGGCCTGGCCGGGCAGGGCCGGGGTGCGGCCGCGCTGGAACGCCTCGAAGTCGTCGCGCCGCCGGTTGATGGCGTCGGCGTCGGCGTCGCTGAGCTGGTAGTGGACGATACGGCCGATGGACGGCTGGCTCATCAGGGGCCTTCCGGTGCTGGCGGCGGGCATGCGAAAGGCCCCAGGAGACGGGGACGCTCCAGGGGCCTAGCTCGTGATCACGTCTGAGACAAGATCATTCCCGGGGGGTTCCCGGGTGTACCGGACGCGGGAGATCGTGCGGGAGAGACGCTCTCAGCGCTGCGGATGAATCCCCCGACCGGGGGAAAACCGTGCGTACCGACACGAAACCCAGACTGATCATGAGGGTACACACGGTTGTCAAGCCGAGGCAAGATCCTGCAACCACAAGTGCGCGCTCACCTACCGCAAACCACCGGAATCGCCTGTGGGAACGGCAATGCAGCGTTTAGCGTTGGTTCAAATGACGCCGGGGCCAGGTCGCCCCAACTCACCCACGCCAAGGGGAGCCCAGAGGAATGGACAACGCGATTCGAGTCACTCTTGACGATGGGGTCGATGTGATCGTCGAACCGCCAAAGCCGGATTCTTGCAGCAGCAGTGATCTTGGGAGAGCTGCGACGAAGTCGCTGATCAGGGCAATTAAGCTCTGGCGGCTGAAGTCGAACTTCGAAAGCGAGCCGCTCTTGAATCCGGCTTTCGAGCTCTGGGCCGCTCTCGCCATGGCCCGAATGGAACGCGACCACGGGCCAGAGATCGAGCTGGAGTTTGCGGCGGTACATGACGCCTCAGCCGATGGCTGGGTGGTTCGTCGTGACTCCGCCCGCGCTGGCGAGTTCCGCATCGTCCTCGTCGTGCACGCTATGCACTCCGCATCCGCTTCCGCTCCGCTGACGGTATCCGCAGAAGTGGCCGCCCAGTCGATGATCGAGCAAAACATGGACGCTCTGCTCAATCCCACCCGACAGCCGAACGAGGACCTGCCGATTATGGTCTACGTCGGCGGCGACGCCGACGAAGCCGCCCTGTCCCCCATCGAAGAGGCCATCAAGGGCGTGCTCGACTCCCACGAGCTCCGAATCGAGACCTCCCAGGGGCCATTCCTCGGCTCCATCGCGAAGTGGTTCAAGGCTGTTGGACGCGGCGCGCAGTCCTTGGCCGACAGTGAAATCGGCCATGACCTCGCCGCCGAAGCGCAACGTGCCATCCAGCTCCGGGCCGTGGACCTCGAACAAGCCAAGGTGGACGATGCCAAAGCGACGGCAGCCGCGAAGCTTATCGAAGCCGCCGAGCCGTACTCCGTCGTGACCATCCAGGCCGGGTCCATGCTGCTGCTGAAGGCACACGACATGCTGGTAGTCCGAGACCTGACGCCGCGGGAGATGCTCTACGTACGGAGAAACTCCCGGCTGATCACGGACCCGAAGGCACTCCTCGCGGGCCTCGACTCCTGTGAACTCCCCACGTCCATCGACTCCTGCGAGCTGCCCAGCACGTTGGCCGCCCAGCGCCGCTCGGAGCTGACCATGGGGTTTGAGGACGTCGAGTAACCCGCCCATCCGCTGGACGCGGCCTCTTTTAGCCGTACTCCGGTGGCACCCCTACTCGATGGCCGCGGCGACCAGGTCGGACGGGTCGTCCTCCAGCCGCCACGGCGTGGTGGACACGCTCAGCTCCGGGAACCCGAAGTGTTCAATCTCAATGCCGAGGATCGCGGTCGGCGGACGCTCCCGGTACCGGTCGAACACGCCAACGCCGCCCGGCTCCTTGGAGTTGCAGCTCATGCACAGCAGCCCGCGGACCAGATCGGTAGCGTGGTCGTGGTCCCACACCTGCCGCGCATGCCGGCCGCCGCAGATGGCGCACCGCTCGGCCTGCCACTCGACGAGCACATCCACTGGGTCGGCGACCCGGTCAACTTCCGGGGCTTGCCAGCTCCAGCAGGCAGGCTCCGCCGCATGCAACCACTGCTCAATCTTGTCGCGCTCCGCGTCGAGTTCAGCGTCCAGTCGGGCTGCCTCGTCGCGCTCCTCTGCGGTCCTGTGGGCCGGGCACGCCGGGTACCGCGACTGAATCCGAGCACGGCAGGGCTTGCCCGTGGCTTTGGTCGGCCGCCCGCACTCCACCGTGCTCTCTCCCATGATCAACGCGTACGCGGACTGGAGCGTGTGCCCGTCCGGCAGGGACCGGCGCGCCGGTTCGAAGCCGCTCACTGCGTCCCGCCCGCGTACTGCGCCTCACCGCGGGCGAACTCCGCGCCCAGGTCGTAGGCGGGTGACCTGTCGAGCGTGTCGCGGGCGCGGTCGTAGCGGCGGGTCGTGCGGGGGTCGGCGTGCCCGAGGAGGTCCTGCACGACGTGCAGCGGGTACTTCTCCAGCAGGTGCGTGGCGATGGAGTGGCGTAGCGAGTGCGGGGAGAGCGAGTCCGCGTGCGGGATCCCGGCCTTCTTCGCGACGCGGCGCAGCTGGCGGAAGATGGACGGCTGATCCAGCGGCTTGCCGGTGTCGGTGCGGAACAGCGGGCCGTCGTCGTTGCCGCGCTCCTCGAGGTAGCGGTCGAGGGCGACGGAAGCGTACGGCGGGATGATGAACCGCTTCGTGTTCTCCTCGCCGCCGCCCTTCACCGGGAGGTCGATCACCCGGTGGCCCCGGTCGTGGCCGAGCGCGGACCGCTTGACTCGGATGACGCCGCCGACTCGGCACGCGGTCACCACGAGCAGGCACAGCAGCGCGTACGTGCGGGCCGTCTCATAGGTGTGGGCGTGGGCGAGCATGCGGTCCAGCTCATCCTTGGACAGGCCGCGCGTCTTGGACACGTCGGCGGTCTTCGGCCGGTCCATCTTGGTGAACGGGTTGCGCACGGCGTGGCCGGCGCGGACGAGGTAGTCGTACCAGGACGAGGCGGCGGCCAGGCGGCGCGAGCGGGTCGAGGCGGCCAGGCCGCAGTCTCGGAGTGCGGCGCCGTACAGGTCGGCTGCGGACGGTGGCACGTCGGCGGGATCCAGCCCGCGACCTTGCAGGTAGGTGATCCACCAGCCGAGGTCTTGGACGTAGCCGCGCTTCGTCGCTTCGGAGGTGCGTTTCTCGCTGGACAGCCATGCTCCGGTGGCCGCCAGCGCGTCGATGGTCATGCCGCCTCGGCGCATCAGGTCGGCGAGCTCATGTGTGGTGCGTGCGGGGGCCGTTCCCCGGAGGGTGGGGCTGGTCATGGGGGCGATCGCGGTCCCGGGGGGGATTTGTTGATCTTGAGGGATCATGCAAATGATCTTACATGATAAGAGACATTGTCATGTAAGATCATTAATTAGGGAACGGTTCGATCACACACTCATCGCCCACCCCCATGCAGCGTTCCAATAGCCCCATGGACTCTCTCGAACCCGGACCTCTCTGGCGCCGACTGCGTGACCAAGAGGAGCGCAGCATCATTGCCCGCCAACTCCGAGACGCGTCGCCCACGATGGTGCTGGCTGGCATCTTCACCAGCGTCGCCGCAGCGATCGGCATGGGGCTTCTGCTACAGCATGTCCCCGCCGTACGACCGGTCCTTGGCAGGTGGGTCATCATCGGAGTCCTTGTGACCTCCGTGATCGCAGCTTGCTGGCTGGCCTATTGGAGACACAAGAAAACAATCCGCGAGCTGGGCTTCTCCCCTGCAGACCAGCCTGCTCGCCTCCGGCATCAAATTTCACGCGTCAACAGCGCTATGACCGAAGCCGCTGAGCTGATGGACAACCTCCAGCGCGATCTGGCGGCGCAGCAAGCCGCCCGCGAAACTCTTATCGCCGAGGCCGAACATCAGCAGCGACTGCTCGAAGTCAACAAAGTAGAGGCCGAGAAGATCCGGCTGATCATCGTTGGCGAAACCAAGCGGAGCCTCCGCACCCAACGCTTCCGTGAGTGGGGCTTCTTCCTTGCTGGGCTCGCTTTAGCCGTCCCCATCAATATCCTTTCCGACCTCATCGGACCGAAGTAGCCCTCAGAAGGGAACCGCACGCCGGGGAAGCCGTGCAGCGATCACGAGAACGTGCGACAATCGAGGCGGCTCACACGGTATCTGCTTTCACGTAACGATGATGCAGATAGGAAGTGAGTCCTTGTCTTATTTTCACGCGTTCCGGCAGCTTATCGATGAGCTAGCGCTCATCATCGTCGCCGTCACCGGGCTCGCTACTCTCACCTTGGTGCTCGCGTACCTTACCCGAGGCACTTACCGAGCGCTCTTTCCCAACGGCCTAGCACCCCTATTGCACCGCCGCGCCCGCACCAACCGCTCCACCACCAACAGCCGATCCACCCGCACCACCCGCCGGCCCCCAGCATCCAACCGCGTCGACGGCCCCCGCTCATCCGGCCCAAACCACCCCAACCCCACCCACCGCCGAACCGAACCCACCGACACCCCACACCGCGCAGCCGCACCCACAAGATCCACCCACACACCACCAGCATGACCCAAAAGGCAAAAAGGCAACGCCGAGTGCAGGTACACGCGCCGCAGGCCGGCGGGGGGTGGGGGGCTGCCCGCGCATGGGAAGCCCGCGCGCCAGTGCGGCGCGCGGGCTTCGTGGGATCAGCCGCGTTCGGCGATCGCCCGCGTCAGGTTGGCGTCGGCTTCGGCGAGTACGCCGATCAGGCGCTTGATCTCGCGGCGGATCGCCACGCGCACAAGGTCGCTCGGCTCGGCACCAAAGCGCGTGTAGGTCGCCATCTGCAACGCGTGGAACGCGTCGTGCGCCTGCTGGATGTGGTCGCCGTACCAGCTCGGCTTTACCTCTCGCGTGATCATGAGGGCGACGCACACCACGTCAGTGGGCAGAACGATCAGGTCGCTGGCGTCGCCGATGTAGGCCTGCGGGATCTCTACGGGGACGCCAGCGCGCCCGAAGATCGTCAGTACACGGTCGGTCGCCAGATCGATCAGTTCGTTCGTGGTGGGCTTGGCGATCATGGTTGCTCCGTTCGGGTAGGTGCCGCCCGCCGCTGGGGTCGGCGGCGGGCGGCGGCGGGGGGTTAGTTCTGGGCGTGCTTGCCGCGCGCGGCGACGGCGCGCATCATCTCGCGTGCCTGGTCTGCAGAGATCAGCCGCGCGCCCATGTTGCCCAGGCTGTCGAGTGCCTGCACGAGGGTCTTGATCACGAACATGTTGACGCGCGGCGCACCGGCGGCGGTGATCACCTCACCGAACACCGCCCAGGCCGACACGCCGATGGCGCGGTCAACGGGGTTCATGACCGCGAACAGGCGCGCGTGGGCGCGCCCGACGTTCGTCTCTGCGCCCTCGGGCGTGGTGAGTGCGCCCAGGTGGTTGACGCCCATGTTCACGGGCGGGATGTCCAGGCCGGTGAGGACCTTGTTAAGGCTGTCGAGTGCGGCGCGTACGAGCGGCGCAACGTCGGGGCGTTCCTGCTCCATGATCGTTTCTCCGTTCGGGTAGGGTGCCGCGCCCCCGGGGGCGCGGGGGCGCGGCGCGGGGGGTTACTTGCTAGCGGGCTTGCTAGCGGGCTTGGCGGCTGGCTTGGGGCTGTTGGCCGCCGTCCGGGCGGCGCTCAGCTCCTCCGTGAGTCGGGTGATCTCCGCCTGTAGGTCGGCGTTGATCCGCTCCAACTTGGCCGCGTGCTCACGGAGGTTCATCAGCTCCTCTGCCCGCTGGATCTCGGCGCGCATGTCGCGCAACTTCTCGACGGTCGGCGCGGGGCTCTGCGCCAGCGGGTCGTTGTCCTTCAGGTCGCCCAGTGCGAGCTTGCCGATGGTGCTGCGGAAGATCTTCGCCTTACCGCCGTCGCGGCGGTCGATGATGTCCGCCTCCATGCCCTCGGGGCAGGCGATCATGTCGTCGGCGTAGTCGGGCTGACCCTTGGCCAGAACGAACGTGCCAGCGATCACGTGCGACGCGATCACGGGGAGTCCGGCGCGGCGAACGTCCCGGTCCCACGAACCGCCCGAGCCGCTCTGCCGGGGGTCGGCGTCGATGGCGGCCAGGATCGCGTCCAGGATGGCGGTCGGCGAGAGCTTGAATTCCACGGTTTCTCCTGTTGAGAGGGGGCGCGCCCGCCCGTTGCGGGCGCGCCCAGGGGTGACTAGTTGGGGATGGTTTCGGTCGGCGCGTCGCCGCTGGTCTGCGGCGCAACGCTGGGGGCGGTCTGGGCGCGTCGCTTGTTCGCCTTACGGGCGCGTCGCACGACGACGACCAAACCGATGATGATCGCCAGACCCAGCAGACCCACGCCGCCGCCCGCGACCACGAGCTGTACGGGCACGCCGGACGCGGACGCGGGGACGGTGGCGGGCTGACGCATTTCCGCTAGCTGGTTCGCTAGCGAGTTGAGCGCGCCCGCGATCGACGGGTCGGCGGCGACAGGGAAGGCAACCTCCGTGTCTTTCGCCTTGGGCTCCGCCGCTTCCGGGATGGGCACCGTGCCCAGCGGCGCGGGCACGTGAGCCTGCGGCGCGGACGCGGGCGGGACCGGGGGTGTGGGGGGTGTCGGGGGTGTCGGACCCGGCACCGTGACCCGCTCGGTGACCGTGGCGGTCGGACCCGGCACCGTCGCCTTTTCCGTGACGGTGGCGGTCGGACCCGGCACCGTGGCGGTGGTGGTGGTGGTCGGCCCAGCCGCCGTGACAGTCGGCGGCGTGGCCGTCAGCGTGACGCTAGCCGTGATGGTGGTTGCCTCCCCAGGAACGGTGACCGTCTCGGTAACGGTCGCGGTGGAGCAGATGACGCCCGCCGGGCAGTCATCCATGGTCATGCCCGCGCTGGACGCGGGCGCTGTGAGGACGCAGAGAGCCAGCGCACCGGCGGCCGTGGCCGCTGCTGCACTGATCTTGCGTCGCGTGTTGAGTCTCACATCTGGGAATCGTGACCTGTAGAGAGTGCGTTACCGACTCTGAGGTAACGGAAATATAACAGTGCGTTTCTGCACGTCAGACCGTGTGCCCAGACCTGTAACGCACGTGACCCCCTCCCCCACGAGGGGACACCCCCGGATACGAGGTGACCCCCGCGCGGGTCGGGTCGCAGCGACGAGCACAGCACCGGGCGGCGTCAACCGGCGTTGACGAAGCCAGCCGGCCAACTCACGTCAACCAAAGTTGACGTCCGCTCGGGTTGTGGATCGGCGTTGTTGGATGGTGTGTCTAATTGGGTGCCGGGTTTGTCTGGTTTGTGTCTTCTGCTCTCGTGATCTTGGTGCGCTGTGGTCCACGCTGACAGCTTTTGATCTTGCTGTTGGTGGGATGACACCAGAAACCCCCTGTTCGCGTCTGTGGGGTGGTCTGTAGACGCGCGCAGGGGGTTCGGGGGGTTGGGTGTCGCTTGCGGTTTCGCTAGCGTCCACTGTGAATGGGACTTAGATGCACAACCAGTCAGCGACGAGGGGCGACGCTGAGCGCGGGCTGTGGTGGAAGTGTGGCGGGCTGGCGTGAGGCCGCGGGTTCTTCGGTTAGCGGCGGCGCTGGTGGTAGCGGGTCTTGACGTGGGTGGCTCGGGGCCAGCGGATGGTGCGGAGCGCTCGGGCGAGGCGTCCGGTGAGGCGTCGCCAGTCGGTGTCGGTGAGGTGGCTGGCCTCGTCGACGACGAACAGGACGGGGGTGAGGCCGCGGAAGCCGCGGGGCTCGGGGTCGAAGGTCATCGGCGTCTCCGGTGGTAGGTGGTCTTGATGCGGGTGGCTGCTGGCCAGTGGGTGTTGCGTTCGTCGCGGGCGAGCCGGTCGCGTTCCTTGAGGTAGGCGCGGCGCTGGGCTGGGGTGGGCTGGTGCCAGGCGTTGAGGATGCTGGCGAAGGCGCGGGCGGTGCCGCGGAGTGCTTTTCCGAGCTGTTCGAACGCTGGGGTGAACTGGGCGAGTGGGTTGACGCGGAGCTCGTCGGGGGCGTTGGTCACTGCTGCTCCTTGCGGGCGGCCTGGTCGCGTGCGGCGCGGCCGGCGGCGATGATCGGGTTGATCTTGCGGAGTGGGGGCCTCCATCCGTTGGCGTTGAGCCAGTCGGCGATGGCGGTGACGTCGTCCTCGAGGAGCGCGGCTTGGACGTGGGGTTGAAGGATGCCGCGTACGGCGTCACGCATGGTCTTCCAGGTGGCTTGGATGTCGGGGTCGGTGGCCATGGGTTCTCCTTCTCACTCGCGATATGGCTAGCGGGTTGTCCACAAGTTTGTCGGGCCTGTTTTGCCCCCTTCTACCTGTAGGTGTGTGGACGGTCACCACAAGAAGAGGGTTTATGTAGGGGTGTTGTAAGAGGGTTGGGCCCGCCCGCGCGGGCGGGCAATTCAGGTGATTGCCCGCCCGCTGGGCCGTGAATGCCCGCCCGCTCGTCCGGTCATAGATGGGACATCACATGACCGCCGGTGGGGTTATCCACAGGCCCGCATGGTCGTGTTACCCGGACGGGCGGGCGGGCAACTCGACCGACGCGGGCAGCTCCGGGATGCGGTAATCAGTCGCGCGACCCCGCACCGCGAACACCGGCGACCCGTCACGCCTCTTCCCGATCGGGACACGCACCTCGACCCCGTGCTCGGCCAGACGGCGCAGCACCTTCGTCAACCCGTCGACCGTCACCCCGGCCCGCATCGCGATCGTCTCCGTCGCCGTGATGGACGTGCCGTCGTCCCACTTGTCGATCGCATGCACCCGGAACCGGCGCGTGTCCTTCCACGTCCGCTCGGCGATGATCAGCAACACCAGCCGCTCGGCCGCCGTCAACTCCTTGGCCGCGGGCGTCGCCAGCCACGCCGCCACCTCGCCCACCAGGCGTGCGCTCACCCAACCCCCTCAACGCGCTCGACGAACTGGCGCGCCCTGAGGGAAGAGCGTCACGCTGATCACCGTACGACCCGGGCCTATCCACGCAGAACCCTCCGCTCCCCCGCCTCATCGATCTCAGCCAGCAGCGACACCGAACAGGAATGCCCGGGGCCGTAGCCGTAGCACGGGGTGCAGAACACCTCGCCGACCGCCAGGTCCTCAACGTGGTGCTGGCAGACGGCGACGTCCTCCAGGTGCTCGTGCACGCAGCCCACCGTGGCGCGCATCACGACTTCGCTCCCGCACGCCCGCCACGACAGGTTCCCCTCGATCGTGCAGCCGGCCTCGGCCCGGCCCCCACTGCACGCCACGGTCACCGCTCCCCCGCGTCGCCTGCCGCCTCGTCCACCGCGGCGAACCCGACCAGATGACACTCGTGCCCGTCCTGCAGGCACGGATTGCACACCACCGTGCCGCGCTCGGCCGCGCCGAGGTGGACCGCACACAGACGACCCTCCCGCACGTGCCCGTGCACGCACACCGCCACATACGCGGCCGGCATCTCGTCCGCGCACGGCGTCCACCCGGACCGGCGGCCCGGGACCGGCTTCGCTCCGCACGGCCCGGCGAGGGCGGCGCTTACGCTGGCTGTCTCGCTAGCGAGAATGGTCGCGGTCACAGGTCCGTCTCCTTCACTGCCTTGATGAACTGCTTGAACGGCTCCAGCTTCGCCAGCTCACCTTCGAGCCGCTGCTTCTCGCTCTCCAACGCGAGCATCCGCCGATGCAAGCTGTCGTTGGTCCGGTTGACGTCATCGACGGCGCTCTCGGCCTCGGCCAGGTGCTGCTGCAGCTCCGCCACCCGCCCCCGAAGGCCGGTAACCTCGCGCTCCAGCCCCTCGATCGTGGCGGCCGCCGTGCGACCCGCCTCCAACAGCTTCATCAGCTGCGCATACTCATCCGCAGGCGGCGGGACAGGCGGCGGGACAGGCGCCGCCGCCGGCCTGCTGGCGGCCGTGATCGTGCCGCCAGCCCATGCCTCGCGTATCCACCAGATCGACGGGTTGCCGCGCTTCTGACACCGGATACGGCCCGTGTCACGCAGAAACCGGGACACCTCCTCCTGATAGGCGACGTCCCAGCCGTGGCCCGCCAGACGCAGCACCGACGTGAGGGTGCCCGTCCACAGAACCCCGTCAACGCGGGCGTTGGTCCCCTGCTCGTCGCCTTGCTCGGCGGCTGCCTCCCGCAGCAGGTCATACAGGGCCTTCGCGTCCTTGGCCAGGTCCTCCTTGCGAGCCCCCACATCGATGCGGGCGACGTCGCCGATCTTCGGCATTGACTCATCAGCTCCTTGCGGCGTTTCCGTTTCAGGGATGGGGTCGGCCCCACCTTCAGGGCCGGGGGTGGGGTGTTGGCCGTGGCGGGCGACCGCGCCGAGGAGGAACCGCATCACCTCGTCCTCGCGCCTGCGCAGCACATCCACCCACGACCGGTTGTCCATGTCGGCGTTGATGCGCAGCCGGTCCTGGTCGATGTCGAACGTCACCCCGGACCGGTACGCCGCAGCGACCAGCTCCTGAATCTCCCAGTTGTCGCCCGGCTGCCGCTCCTGCTCGGGCGGGTCGGCGGTGACGGCCGCCTGCATCGGGGCGCGCGTGGCGAGCTGCCGCACCTTGGACCGCGCGTTCAGCAGGTTGTCACCGTTGACCCTGTCCGGCACCGACTGCGAAAGGCCGGTGGCCGGGTTCGTGACCTTCCACTCGTTGCCGACCTTCTCCACCGTGAAACGGTGCCGCCTGGCCTCGCTGCGGATCATCTTCTCCACGTCGCTCCTGCGGCTCATGCGGGCCTCCCCCACACGGCCATGCCGACATGCCGGGCGAACGCGGCAGCCCCCGCGGACCCGGTCGACCCGTCGAACAGGTGCGCGAGCATGCCGTACCGGCCGCCCCTCCCCTGCGTCAACCCGATCATGTAGCCGTTACGGGCCGGGCCGGCCGCCCTCGCTAGCTCTGGGACGTGCCACGGCGCGGGGTGGAGCTCCACCGTCACATCCGGCACCGCGGCCGCCCACTCGTAGGCGTAGCGGTCACCGCCGCCCGGCTTGCCCTTGGCCCGGTCGTAGCCGATGAGGAGGCGGAAGCTGCCGTACCGGTCGTACAGCTGGCCCAGGTCCTCGCGCACCTTCTGCCGGTCGGCGAGCCGCGACCCGGTGTAGACGATCGTCAGCAGATCCGGCTCGCACCAGGAGTCCATCGCGGCGGCGAAGTTCGCCATGACGTGATTGACGATGACCTGGTCGATGGGGTAGCCGCCGAGGATCTCTTCGAGGATCTCCTCGAAACGCCGCTTCTGTTCGGTGGTCAAGGTGGGCCTGCCTATCTGTGTTCGCCCGTTCATCAGGTTCCTTCCGTTGTTGGCCAGCCTCGAGGACGCTGGCGTTCAGGGGGTGGATCGCGTGAGGGCCCGGCCCCTGATCGGGCCGGGCCCTCACGGGCGGTTCTTCGGTGGGAGGCCGCGCCGTTTCCGGCGGGCGTCTTCGAGCCGACTCACGTTGTCCGGCAGCTGCTTCGGCACGCCCTTCGTGCAGGTGGCCACGTGCGGTGTGAAGATCTGCTCGAACAGCGCCTTCGGCCTGTCGGCGGTCGGCCGGCGCGACCTCCACACGCCGAGACCGTCGCGGGTGCACACCGTGTTACCGGACGGGTTCGGCTTCGGGTCGACCGCGAACGGGCGCCCGGATTCGGTGATGGTCCACAGGATCGGCTCCTTGCAGTCACCGCACTGGGACAGGTCACGCCGCGTGGGGGCCAGGGTCGTACCCCGCGGGCTGGCCGCCGTGGTGGAGGGAGCGGGCGGCGGCGATGTCGTCGGCGTCGACGCCCCACCCTTCGATGACGCAGAGGGTGTTGCCGGAGGCGTCGGTGACGCGGGTGATGGGGAGCCGGAGCCGGGCGCGCTTGTGGCGTCGCTGTCCGCGCTTGCGGTCGGGGCGCTCGTACTCGGGGATGAACACGTAACTTCTCCTTCGGTGTTGGGTGGGCAGTAGCAGCGCAGCGGCGCGCACTGGCCTGCAGGTGGTGAGGGCGGCGCGTGCGATTCGCAGCGCGGGCCCTGCGGGTAGGGGCGGGTGGGCGTCGCGCCGCACGGGCCGGGCCCCCAGGTGCAGGGCCCGAACAGCGGGGACGACGCCCGGGTCACTCGGCGCCGTCCAGCGCGAGTCCCGACCACAGTCGGATCACGGCGCCCGGGACGCGGAGCGCGTCGGGTTCGCCCGGCTGGCCGACGTACACCTTGGCCAGGTCGCGGTAACGGACCACGCGGGCGTCGTCCTTCCACACTCCGGCCTGCGTGAGAGCGTCCTCAGTGCTGCGCAGGAGCTTCGAGATGTCCGGCGCGCTGGCGGGAAGCCACCACAGGGTCTTCGACCAGCGGACGCCGGTCGGCCACCAGGTCGGGCGGCCGGACGGCTTGTCGCCCATGGTGAACACCATCTCGGCGATGATCGGGCCGTCCAGCCGCGTAAAGTCCTCGCCGGCGGCGATGCGGCGGTCGATCTCGTCCATCGCGGCCTGCCGCACGTCCTGCCGCCACGGCTTGACGGTCTTGGTCTGCTCGACCATCCGGCCCTTGCCGACATGCTTCTTCGAGCCCTGCGAGCCGGGCGTGCCGTACACGGTGATCGTGATGAGCGGGGGTGATGTCACTGCTGCCTCCTCAGGCGAGTGGGGACCTCGATGACGAGCCCGCCGAGTGACGGGTCATCGTCGAGGTCGGGGTCATGGGTGGGGTCGGCGAGCCGCTCGATCGCGACGCGGTGCCGGTCGCGGCGCAGGTCGAGGGCGACGCTGGCCACGACGAGCAGGCCGGTCACGGTGACAAGCAGCCCGATCGCGGCGAAGAAGCCGACGATCACGTAGACGGCGATCACCGCTGGTTCTCGTTTCCGCGCGCCCACCAGCCGATGAACAGGCCGACGATGACGCCGGCGGCGCCCATCCCGGCGAGCAGCCACACGAGCTGCTCGACCGGGACGGACACGACGGGGTGGTGCGTCATTGCGGGGCGACCGCCAGTTCGGCGAGACGGACGTTGTCCACGCGCAGGGCGTGGAGGTCGTGCTCGGCCTGCTCCAGCGCTTCCTGGGCGGCGCGCAACCGGCCCGGGTAGGAGCCGGTCTCCAGAGCCTGACCAGCGATGGCGCGGGCCGCGGACAGACCGGCGGACCAGTCGGCCAGGTCCACGATGTCGTTCAGCGCGTCACCGTAGGCGTCGGCCAAGGCCTTGGCGTTGTTCGCCTCGTCCTGGAGTTCGCCGAGTCGGTCCTGCAGGGCCCGGATGCGCTCGCTCGATCGCCTGTCGCGGGTGCGGAGGGCGAGTTTCCAGGTGATGAGGCAGGCCAGAGCGCCGAGGGCGACGCACACGGTGTAGGCGACGATCGCCGCCGCCACTAGTTACCGCCTCCCCGAGGGGTGACGTTGACCTGGCCGCCGTCGCTGACGATGACCTGGATGCGGCCGTCCTTGATTGCCTGCCACATGACCGCGCCGTCCTGGCCGAGCACGTCCACCAGGGCCTTGATGGCTTCCATCTCCGTGCGGGCCTTCTCGTTCTTCGCCTTCTGCGCGGTGTTCTCCTCCACCGCTTGCTGCGCGGCGGCGAGCGCGTCACGGACACCCTGCGGCGGCTGCGGCTGCTGCAGGGTGACGGAGAACCCGCCGAAGAATCCGGCGCCGCCCTGCTCCTTGATGAACTGGGCGGCGTACGTGGCGACCTGCTGCTCCCACTGCTGCTTGATCTGCGGGTTGGAGAACAGGTCCTTCCAGCCGTACTCCTTCGCCGCGGCGTCCATCGCCCGGTCGAGCGGCTGGCCGATGTAGATGCCGAGCAGCCGCGTCCAGCCGGCGTCCTCCCAGGCGCGGAACTTCAGGCCGAGCTGCTCGTGGAACCTCTGGAGGGTCTTGCAGTCCGTCGTCAGGCTGAACGTGGCGACGCCGGTCACGGTCATCTCCAGGTTGTCCTTGGACACGACGGTGAGCGGCCCGGACTCGGCGGTCTTCTTGTTGGCGAACTCGAAGGTGCGCTGCCCGGCGGGGTAGGTGTACCCCTGGTCGAACGGGCCGGAGGTGTCCTTGCTGCCGGGCTGGATGCAGTTCTGGAACGTGGTGTCGCTGATGGGCCCGGCGTCGTAGACGATGCCGACCTGGTCGGGCTCCGGCGTGGTGATGGAGCAGCCGGTGGCGAGCGCGGCGACGAGCAGGGCGCCAGCGGCGGCGGTGGTGCGGTTCATCGAGGTGTCTTCTTCCTGTGAGGGGTGTGGAACGCGCGGATCTTCTCCGCGATGAGGGCGGCGGAAGGGTCGAGCGCTTCCGCCTGCTGGGCGACGACGCGGATCTCGTCGAGGAGGTGCTTGTGGGCCGCCAGGTCGCGGCGGTCCTGGCGGGCTCCCTGGATCCGGGTCCTCATCCAGACGATGAGGACGGCTGCGAGCGCGATGATGGCGACGCAGCCGAGGATGATGACGGCCGCCTTCACCGGTTGCTCCGGGACGGTTCGGCGTTCGGCATGGCGTTGGCTCCTGGAGGGTCAGTCGTCGGGCCCGCTGGCCCACACGGCGGTCAGCGCGGCGGCGATGACGACGGCGATCACGGCGGTCAGGACGTGCGGCTCGCGGCCACGTGCGACCTGGTCGCCGTCGGCGGTGATGCGGGGCTTGCCTGCCGCTCGCCACAGGCTGGCGATGAGGCCGACCGCGCCAAGCAGCATCAGCAGCGCGAAGGAGACTTGGACGAGGATCCGGGCGCTCACAGGGCGCTCCCCTGACGGTGGTCGAGGGCGAGGCCGCGGGCGACCTCCGGCGGGATGGTGACGCCGTGCGTGCGCAGCAGCTCGGCGAGCTGCTCCTGAGTGGGGATCTCGCCGGGAGCGGTCCCGTAGCGGAACACGTCCTGCTCGTCGCCGACGTAGCTCTGCGCCCAGAAGGTGCGGAAGTGCGCGTCCCAGCCGGTCGTGGTCAGCGTGTGCTCCGCTGCTCCGGGCGGGTTCGGCAGTACGTAGCGGCCTGCCATCACAAGCTCCGCGCGAGGAAGCTGAGCAGGACCGCCACGTGCCAGAACAGCGTCCAGGCGAGGGCGGCCAGGCCGACGCGGGCGAGGAGCGCGTGCACGCGGGCCACGTTCTCCATCAGGCTGGTGAAGGTCGTCACCGGCGACCTCCGGCGAAGTTTGTGCAGGTCAGGATGTTGACCAGCAGCATGAGGACGCCTGTGACGGCGATGGCGGTGAGGTAGTCCATCGGCGGGATCTCCGCCCACCAGCCGTGCAGCAGGTGGGTCAGTGCCTTCACCATCAGGGCGCCGAGCAGCAGCCACCCCAGGGCCAGGGCGAGCAGCCCCGCGATCACGAGGGCGGCGGCGATCTTGTCGGCGATGCGACTCATCGGACGCCTCCCGTCCGGGCCAGGCGCACCAGGCGGGACGGGCCGCTTCCGTCGCGGTTGGCGGCCAGCTCGTGCGCCTTCACCCAGCCGGGAAAGGAGAGGGCCAGGGCGGCGCGCTGCTCGGTGCTGGCCACGTCGACGGCCATCAGCAGCCGCCGGTAGAACAGCGGGCCGGGGGTGCCTCCTCGGCCGAAGTGGAACAGGACGTGGGAGGCGATGGCCGGAGTGATGTCCGGGTCGGCCAGGTCCACGACCTGGCCGGGCGGTGGAGGAGTCATGTTCATCCGTTTCGGACGGCTAGCGGATGCGCTAGCGCGATTCGGTGGCGGTGTTGCGGTCGTGGAGCAGGTGATCGACCTCCCACCCGGGCAGGGCGATGCGGTGACCGAGGAGAGCCGCTCGCAGCAGCGACATGGTGGGCATGCCGCTGGCGTGCTCCCACAGCGTTCGGCCGTCCGGGGAGGTGCCTCGCGTGTAGTACGTCTGGTGGAGGGCGTCCCAGGCGCAGGTCACGACGATGCCGTGATGCGCCTGGAACGTCCGGGGAATCACCGCGTCTCCGCAGGCTGCTGCTGCGGCTTGGGGAAGACGGCGGTGTCGCCGGCCTGGGGCGCGGGCTGTTCCAGGTACGGCCGGACGCGCTCCGGCTGCGGCTCCTGCACGGGCTGCTGGACCGGTTGCGCGGGCTGGAACGGCGCCCGCCCGGCGGCCTGCTGCAGCGGCGGACCGGATTGGGCGGCGGCGGTGATGCGCTGCTGCTCGGCCTGCCGGTGCGCAGCGATGTCGGCCTCGATCTGGCGACGTATCGCCGGGAGCACCTGCTGCTCCAGCTTGTCGAGCACGGCCGCCGTGTCGGCCAGATCCTTCATGTCGGCCCGCGCCGCGGTGAGGCGGAACTCGCCGATGACGAGCGTCACGTTGGTGGGCGACACGTCGGCCACCACCTGGTCCGGCGTGGGCGTGTCTCGCAGTACGTAGTGGGACATGGGCACGATCGGGTCTCCTTCGGGGTGAGCCCGGCCCGCCGGTCGCGGGCCGGGTGGAGGAAAGGGGGGCTACTGCTGCGCCGTCCACGTGGCCTGGGCCGCCTTGATGGCGTCGTCCCAGGTCTTGGTGCGTCCGGCGCAGTCGCGGAGCAGCTCGGCGACGCCTTCGGCCTCGTCGGTGGTGAGGTCCTGCAGCGTCGTCACGCCCCGGTTGAACAGCCGGGAGAGGTCTGCCAGCTGGTCCTCCGGGCTGAGCCGCTCGTCGAGCTTGGCGAACAGGGCGGTGATGTCGTCGAGCGCCTTGGCGCGCTTCCTGGCCGCCGCTGAGGTGGGCTGGTGCTTCCCGGCGCGGAACTGGGTCAGGAAGGCGTTCAGCTCGTTGTTCGCGGCCTCGCGGTGGCCGACGTTCATGGCCTTGCGGAACGCCCCGGCCAGCGTCTGCGGGGAGCCGCCCGCTCGAGCCCATTCGGCGCGGATCATCTCCGCGAGGTGCTCGCGCTCGATCCCGTACTTGTCCGGCATGGGCGGGTTCGCAGGCGGCTCGGCCGGGGCAGCGTCGGGCGCGTCGAGGTGGTCGAGCACCAGGGCGACCTGGTCGAACGTGAGGTCCTTGCGGCTCTCGATCTTCTCGCCCAGAATGCGGCCGATCTCGGCGCGGACCGCGTCCGCGTCCGTGATGCCGCGGTCGGCGAGCAGCGCGTGCACCGCGTTCATCATGGCCTTGCTCGGCTTCCGCGCCTTGGCCGGCTGCTCCGGCGCGGCCATAGGCCGTTCGGGGGGGAAGACCTCGCCGTCGATGGTGGGCACCGGGATGTCGTTGAGCGCCTTGATCAGTTCGTCGGCCTGCTCCTCGGTGAGCTGGCGGGCCGACTTGCGCTCGCCGAACAGCTTCTCCACCAGGTCCAGCGCCGCGTCCTTGCTCATCTTGCGGTCGCGGACGAGCCGGGCGATCTCGCGGTCCTGGTCCCCGGTCAGCCCGCCCGTGGGGAACGTCTGGCGGATCGTGACGGATTCGCGGACGGGCCGCGTCGGATCCGCCGCTGCCTCGTCCTCGTCGGGCTCGTTGGGGTGGGTGGTCATCTCGACGGGGTTGGCGGCGGGGTCGAAGTCCGTCCGGACGCCCTCGTCCACGGACAGGGCGACCGCCATCTCAAGGGCGGTCGGGATGGATTTGACCAGCCGGGCGCGAATCATCGTCTTCCGGCCCATTTCATCGAAGTGGTCCCGCCACGGGCCGACGATGCCGTCCTTGTTCTTGGCCATCGCGAACTTGTCGCGGTGGGCCTGCATCTCGGCCAGGCTCATCGGCTCGGTGAGGATGCGCTGGGTCCCGTGCGGGCCCTGGATGCTCGCCATCGCGTAGAACCCGATGGCCGGGCCGCGCGGGGTGCCCAGCGGCGGCATCTTGTGGGTGAGCAGGTCAGCGCCGAGGTCCATCTCGAACACGTCGCCCTGGCGGACGATGTTCGACTGGACCGCGACGACCCTGGGGTGCCGGTAGGCCAGGTCGGCGTACCCGCGATAGCCGACAATCAGGGTGGCGTCGGTGCGCTTCTCTCGCCAGTTCTTCATCGGCAGCAGCCACGCGTGGCCGAGGCCTGCGACGCCCGGCCGCAGCCCGAGCTGCGCGCACGTCATCAGGCCGCCCAGCACGGACGGGGCGTAGCACGTGGCCAGCGCCGGTGTGGCGCGCAGGCTGTTCAGCGCGTCCTGCTTGAGCTGGGCGACCGTCACCCCCTTGGGCAGCGCCGCCTCGAACTCGGCGGTGTGCTTGCCGATGCGGTCATTCATCTCCTCGATCAGCGCGGGCAGATTGTCGCTCATGCGGCCTCCTCCGTGGTGTCGTCAGGAAGATCAGGCGGTGGCACCTGATCGAGCTTGTTGTCGGGCTTCACGTACGGCAGGCCCTTGCTGGAGAGCTGACGCAGCGCGTAGTCGTAGCCGCCGTGCATGGCGCGTCGTGCGGTGCCCATGAACGTGGCGACCTTGGACAGCGCCAGCAGCTTCCGGTCCTCGGCCGCGTCCATGCCGAGGACGGCCGCGCGCAGCTCGGCCGCCAGGTCGGCGGGCAGCTGCACCGTGGCCTCGGGGTCGATCTTCGGGTGCAGCTTGCGCACCGTGGCGTACGTGGCCGGGTGCTCGTCAAGCTCCGGCATCTCATCCCAGAACACCGACGCCAGGAAGTCCTCGGCCGCGTCGCGCAGGATTGCCGCCTCGGCGGGGTCGTACTCGATGACGTACTCGCGGAACGACAGACGGCCGTCGAGCAGGCCGAACCGCCAGCGCGGGACACCGAAGGTGTCCATGTACCAGACGACCTGCACCCGGTAGTACAGCGGCACCTCGTCGGTGCCGGGGCGGCCCCATCCAGAGCCGTAGGCGTCGGCGTCGGTCTTGAACTCAGCGCCCTCGACCAGCACACCGTCCTCGAAGCACAGCGCGTCCGGGCTGGCCAGCTGGTAGTCCCGGTCGACGTGCACGTACGTGCCGCCGGAGCGGACCGTGAACTCCGGGTGCTGGTCGGCGAACCAGGCGCGGATGCCGGGCTCCAGGTAGTGGCCACGCATCTGCGCGGCGGTCGTCGGCTCCGGCTTGATGAGGCCCTTCTGCAGGCACCACTCCGAGTACGGCGACGCCCACGGCGACTTCCCGATCACCGCGGCCATCGACGACCCGCCGAGCCGGCCGCGGCGCTCCTTGCGTCCGCGGCGGCTGTCGGGGCGGAACCGGCCGAGGCGGCGGGCGGTCCCGACGGTCGCGGTCATCACGGCCGCTCCGGACGCTGCTTCGCCTGTTCGAGGCGGCGACTGCCGGGAGTCTTGAGGCGGAACGGCCCGCACAGCTGGTCTGCCGTCTGGAGTTCGTCGTTGACGAAGCCAGCGCCGGACTCGCAGGTGAGAGCGATGCCGTCCCCGTACTCCTCGGGCGTGTGGGCGAACCAGTCCTTGCCACTCGCGTCCGTCCAGATGTCGCCGCAGAGCGGCGGCCATTCGGCGGCGCGGACGAGCGTGTGCCTGACCGTGTCGTCGTCCGTCCGGAAGTAGGCGCTCGCGCCGCACCCATTGGGGTTGCCGATGCCATACCGGGCTGGATCGTTCGGGTCGACGTCGACGATCGTGCCCCGGCGGACGACCTCGACCAGGTCGCCCTTGCGGTACAGGGGTTCGCTCACCGGCCGCCCTCCCGTTCGAGGCGGACGCTGCCGGGGATCTCCAGGTGGAACGTCCCGTAGTTCCGGACGGCCTTCATCAGGCCGTGCTCGCCGATGTAGGTCGCCCCGAACTCGCTGGTCAGGACGATGAGGTCCGGCTGGTCGGGGTCAACCTGGCAGAACCAGCGCTTGCGGTTGCGGTCGCGCCAGATGTCGCCCGGCAGTGGCGGCCAGTCGGCCGTGGCCATCAGGACGTGGTCGATGCTGGCGTCGTCGGTGCGGAAGGACACCAGGCCGTGGTCTCCGTAACGGAGGTGGTGCCGGGCCGGGTCCTCCGGGTCGACCCGGTCGATGACGCCGGGGATGGTCAGCGTGACGCTGTCGCCTTCGCGGTACATGCGCGTGCTCACCGGGCGCCCCCCTGCTCGAACCAGATGTAGTCGTGCTCGTCGGCGGGCGTGAGCTGCTGCTCGGCCGGGTTGCTGGGGTCGCGCCACACCGGCCGGGCCGGGGGCTGGCTGGGGCGCTGGTCGTCGCCGGCCAGGGCGGACAGCCAGGCCAGGTGCTCGGCGTCGGCGGAGTCGTCGTAGGGGCGGCGGCCGAATCTCATCGCTGCCCTCCGTTGGCGAGGGCGGTCGGGGGGATCTCGCTGCGGCGGGCCAGCTCGGTGCGGACGACGCGCATGACGAGCTGGGAGACGCCGCCGAGCTGGTTGCCCTCGTCGTAGAGGGCGAGGAGCTGCTCGCCGGGCATGGCGTGGGCCTGTTCGGCGAGGATGCTCGCGAAGCGGTTGAGGAAGGTGCCGGGGGTGCACAGCGGGCACCCCCGGCTCTGCGCGTCGGCTACATGATCACCGTGAGGTGCGGTGCACTCCGATACGGGCGTCGTCTCGCTAGTGAGGTTGCTAGCGAGAAGAACGTCCGGGGCGCGCGTGGTGGGGTTCATGGTGGGTCTCGTTTCGGTCAGGCGGCAGTGCAGGTGCAGGGGCAGGAGCATGCGGTCGCCCGGGGCAGGACGAGCCGCTCGGCGAGGTAGTGCACGACGGCCCCGTACGGGACGCGGTGGGAGCGGTTGTGCACCTTGAAGTACGGCAGGCGACCGTTCGCCACCAGCAGATTGGCAGTCCGGTGGCTGACGCCGAGGATCTTGCTGACGTCGGCGACGCGGATCAGGTCCAGCCGCATCAGCTCGTCGAGGGGGACGGGCACGCGGTCGCGCAGCTTCGCCAGGGTGGTGCGGTAGTCGGAGCCGATCGAGGCGGCCAGCGACTTGTATCCCTCGGGGGTGACGGTGAGGCGTCGGCCGCCGCTCGCGGCGGGCCCGAGGGTGACGAGCCGGGTGTCGGTGAGGGCCCGCAGCACGTCAGCGGGAATGTCCGGGTCGGTGTCGCGGACGTCGTCCGTGCTTGCTCTCCGCAGCACGCTGAGCGCTTTCGTAGCGCGTTCTCGCTGGTCTTCCACGGGTCCCCCTCCCCTCCCCTCACTCGCTAGTTGATCTTGTTTGGGATGGATCTTGCGCACGTGACGAACTTAGTGCGCATCGTGCGCTTCCGTCAACATTTGTGCGCTCTGGAGACTACTGTCATTGCCTAAGAGAACGGGCGGAATGCTTGAGAGGCCAGCATTGACAGGAAGTTCCGTACCCAAACCGCAAGTCGGCTGCTACTGTGACGCCGAAGCGCAAAGTGCGCACCTAAGCGCCAGGTAGGAAAGGGGCAAGCCTCGTGCGAACCACCGATACACGCAACGAAGCCGCGCTCACCGAACAGGGCGCGTTCTTCAAGGCCAAGCGCACCGAACGTCTCGACGCCATGACGCTGATCCAGGCGGCCGAACAGATCTCCCGGCTCTCGCCCCGCCAGCCGATCTCCAACAGCGGCATCTCCCACTGGGAAAGCGGCCGGCGACGCGTCGACGACCGCTTCGTCGTCATGATGGCGCTCGCCTACGGCAACATCGACCCCGAGGAGCTCGAACAGCTCGGCCGCGGCAAGGCCGCCGAATGGCTGCGCAGGGAGCTGGCCGAACGCACCGCCGAACAGGCGCACGTCGCCGACGCGCACGTGGACATCGACGCGATCATCGCTCGCCTGCAGCGCCAGCTGTCGGAGATCAACGCGCTACCCCGCACCAGCCCCGAAGCTAAGAGACGCATGGCGGAGGCGCTGCTTCGGCACCACGAGAGCGTGGCCGACATGACCGACGCCCAGCTCGGCCTCGACACCGCCTCCTGAGTCAGCCGTCGACGACCTTCGACAACCAGCCCACGCGGGCGGCGTGCAAGCCGAGCTGGAAGCGCGTCGATACCTCGGCCCGGTCCATCAACTGCTGAATCCGGCGGATCACCGTGCGCTTGGAGATGCCGAGCGCGGTGGCGATCTGCTGTTCCGTCGCGCCCCGGGCCAGATGCCGGACGATGGTGATCTCCTGCTCGGTCGGCCGTTCCTGGTCCGTGCCGTTGTTGCGCCAGGCCGTCCGGCGCGGCAGGGCCCGCTCCCAGAACAGCTCGAACGTGGCCAGCAACGCGTCCATGACAGTGCTCGGGTGCACGAGCAGCACCGGCAGATCCCGGTCGGCATGCTGCGGCACCAACGCCCGGTCCCGATCGCCGATGATCAGCTTGAAAGGCAGCCGGTCGATCACCCTGATTTCGCATCCCCACTGATGGGCGCGTTCGGCGGCGTCGACAGCCTCTTTGTCCGCGAAGACCTCCTCCTCCATCAGAATGCGGCAGCGCGGGTGATCCTGATCGGGCAGATCCTGCTCCCCCGTCACCACCCGGAAAGGAGCTGTCGCGAACGACAGCAACTCCCGGCGTGCCGTCTGCTCGATATGGCCGAACGTCTTACGGACGTGGTCGAGATCGGTCAGAACATCAACAGCCGCCTGGCCCCTGTGCAGGTGGCTGTTGGCCTCGTAGAGCATCTCGAGCTCCGCCATGCGCGCCTCCGCCGCGGCCATGGCGCGCTGCCCTTCCACCAGGCGTCTTTTCAAGGCCAGTTCAGGACGGGCAGCGGTGAGCAGACCTTCCCCGTAGATCAGCCCATCCGCGCGCAACTGCTGGGCGGCATCAGCGAGGTTGCGAGACAGACTGTCCACGTGGGAAGGGCCCTCAGTCAGCAATAACCGATAGAGCGCCTCGGCGTCTTCGTCGAGCCCGAGAATCTGATGCATGGTCTCCCGCTTGGGCCGGGGCCCCGGCCGAGCGGGACCGTTCCACTACTTCATGGGTGATGGATCAGCTGCGGTCTCACGTCCGTGCGAGTGTCCGAGCCGGTAGGCCCGGTACGACGAGCTCGCATGACGCTGTAGGGGTGCGAGTCGCAATGCCTGTACAGAGAGCGGTGCCACGACGGTGACCCCCCACCCGCTCATGAGAAGCACCTCATCCGCGCCGCAGTCGAACAATGGTGTGACCGCGAGGAGGAACCAGCTGGTGGCCGCCGCCGCCGAACAGACCAGCCACGCCCGGTCGAACCGGGCCGGCCTCGGGGCGTCCGTGTCCTGCGGGTCGTTCACCAACCCCCCAAATGCGCCTGGAGGCTGGCGGGGATGTTGCTCGCGTTGGGGAAGGTCGTGGTCTCGGTGGTGATCCGAGAATGCGTGGTGACCTTCGTGATGGTGACCGAACCGTCGGCGTTGGTGACCTTGGTGTAGGCGGTCGTGGTCGACGTCCGGACGGGGGTTTCCGCCGCAGGGGAGTCCGTGGGGGTCGGCACCGGGGGCAACTCCGGCTCGTCGCTGGCAACCGGGTCGCTCGTGGGGGTGGGCTCGCTCGTGGCGGTCGGCTGAGCGGGGGGAGGTGCAGTGTCGTCCGCGTAGGCCGCGGTGGTCGACGCGAGCAGTATGGCCACGCCGGCGGTGGCCAGCAGCATCCGGGGGTGACGGGAAAGTCGAGACAGCACGGCTGGGCCCTTTCGGGTAGAGATTGTCCGGGTACGGCGCACGCCTGCTGACGATTGAAACTGCAAGTGTCAGCGGCATTTGTCATCGCCTGTGGAGGGATATGCAAATGGTCTGGCCCAGCCTCTGTCCATAGTTTTCCGCGGCACGTTTTTACCATGGCACCAAAGTGCCAAAAGGGTTGTTACCGAAACCGAGCGTAGCCATCGCACATAGTGATCGAACGTAACGATCCATGCCGTCGCCGTGACTATGAATTCCACCCGTGACAGAGTGTGGTGCTTCCAAGATCAAGAGGGTCGTCGAAGGGCTTCAGCCATGAAGATTGACGTGGACGCACCGACCACCCTGCCCGGCGCGGGGGCAGGGCTCATCTTCCTCGTCGCCCAGGCGGCCGAACCATCGCTATTCCTCGCCGGCGTCGCAATTACCGCGATGGCAGTCTGCGCCGCCTTGTTCATCAGGGCCGTCCATACCAAGCCCGCGCAGCCGCCGCTTCCGGACTACATCGCCTACGAGGTGGGCCTGCGCGACGGAAGCAGAACCGCCCGATGATCGAACAAGCTCCAGGGCTGCGGTGCGCGGCCCTGGAGCCATGAGACGTCAGCCAGGCAGGTCGAACCGGGTCGTGGTGCGCACGCCGTCGAGGAAGATCTGCCACTCCCCAGGAGAGAACTGGTTGACCGGCCCGCGTTCGTCGGGTCCGCCGCCGGACGCCCGGGATCTGGTTACCTCCACACGTCCGCGATGCAGCCGCACCCAGACACAACCCCCCGACTCCGAAGCCGGAGCCTTACGCCATTCCTCGGTCAGCACGCTGCAGAAACTCCTCGCGGATCGCATGGATGAGATCAGCCGACTCCTCTGGGGTCAGCGCTGCGGCGGCCAGGTGCTCGAACCGAAGCTCGAACTCCGCCGCAGCCTGATCCACGATCTCATCCACGCTCTCCTGGTACAGCACCGTAGGCATGTCCGGCATCCCGTACAGCACGAACGACGGCATCACCACCGGCCCGGCAAGCACACGGATCGACGTCGTCGACCGGCCGGCCTCCTCGAGGAGTCTGCCGAGCTGGTCGGCCATCACCTGAGGGCCGCCGAACGGCTGGCGCAGCGCCTGCTCGCCGATGATGGCCTCCACCGCGGGCGGGTCGTCGGCCGACAGCAGCGCCTGGCGGGCGATCCGGGCGCGGGCGCGCAACTGCACCAAGCCGCGCTCCTCCCACGGCCGGTCGGCGGCGATGACTTCGCGGGCGTAGTCGAGGGTCTGCAGCAGGCCGGGCACCACTTGTGTCTGCCAGTAGCGGACGACGCGGGCCTCGGTCTCGTAGATGACGTAGTCGCCGAGGACCTTGCCGTACGGCTTCCACCACGGCTCGGTGCGAGCGTCCATGATGAGCTGAATGCAGCGCCGCTGGGTCGGCTCGTCGGCGCCGTACAGCGCGAGGACGTCGCGGACGTATCCGGGCGTCACCAGCGAGTGGCCGTTCTCGACGTTCGACACCTTGCCGCGTGAGCAGCCCAGTTTCTGCGCGACCTCGTCCAGCTTCAGGCCACGGGCAGCGCGCAACTCACGCAGCGCTTCTCCAAGCTGGGCACGGCGCAAGGGCGGACTGATACGCGACGACATGAGGGAATTGTGGGGGAATGGCAGAGAAGGCTCGCGAGCGGCACAGCAACCGTGATGACAAAGTGATCAGGGAAAACGCTTCCCTGATAAGCGAGCCATGGACGCATCTCGTGCCTGCACACGACGAAGCCCCGGCGCTTCTGTCATACGCCGGGACTTCGTTTTCAACACGCTCGACGAGACTACGGCTCGGCAGGCGCGTTGACAATCTCCTGGATCTTCTGGAACCGCAGACCGGTGATCTGGCTGATGCTGGCCCGCGTGACCAAGCTCTTCTTGTCCGCCGCAGGCACTCCTTCGGGCGAAGCCGCGGCCGTGCGAATCGCCTCATGCCATGCCGCGGTGGGCGCGGCCATCGCTCGGTCGTACTCCTCCTGAGCGGCCCGCTGGGCATCGCGGTACAGCGCGGTCGCGTCGACCAGGGCCCGCTCGGCCTTCTCGCGTTGCTCTGCAGGCGGCAGCCTGCCGGGGTGTCGCCTCGTCATGGTCAGCATGTTAGTCCTTGCATTCTCGACGTCGACTAGATCGGCCACATGGCTAGGCCAGGCGGGCCGCCTGCCTCCGTTCGCGCTCCGCTTGGGTCTTGCCCGAACGAGCGCACGGCGGCGAGCAGTACTTCGTGTCGAGCCGCTTCGTCATCGGGATAGGCGTCCGGCAGATCAGGCATGCCAGATCAGGCGCACGAGTTTCTCGCCGGATCCGCTTCTTCTCCGCAGCGCGCAGAGAGCCCTGCTTCGTCGAGCATGTACGGCATCTTCTCGTCCCATACGAGGTCACACGGGTGTTCTTCTCTGTGTACTCGTGCCCCTCGTGGCAATGAGTGACCGCAGCGGCCTGCCGCCGGAGATTCTCCTCCTGCGTCACCGCTTCGAGGTGCGTGGGATTCACGCAGTCCCGAACTCGGCATAGGTGATCGACCTGGTAGCCCTCGGGGATCGGCCCAACGAAATGCTCGTACGCCCATCTGTGCGCGTAGACCTTCTTCTGCCGAACAGAGAAGGTACCGTAGCCATTCAGGCGGCCTATGGTCCCCGTCCAGAGCCAGCACCCAGACGTCTTGATGACCTTGTCAAGGAAACGTGCTTCAACATCCATTCGTCTCATCTCCTGCCACAAGTTCGTGCACGTGGCGGCCGATCTCCTCGACCGACCACAGATGGCCGCAGCCGCCGATCCGCAGGTCGCACTCGATGTAGGTCTCACCTGCCGTGCGGATCAACGCCCTCAAATCACACTCAGGGCGGGGGCACGGAGCGATTAGGTGCTGCACGTGGACCTGCCACGGTGCGAGCGCGTGCGTCGTGCGCCGCAACCCGGCCAGCTCGTCGCACATGTCCCCGATCCACCCCTGCCCGGCCGCCCACCCGACGTGCCGGCCCAGCCACACGGCCAGCTCCTCCACCGTGACGCGCTCCGGATACACCAGGCCGCGGTGCTCGGCGATCAACCACGCCCACGACTTGAGCACGTGCCGCAGGTGAGCGGCGTGGTCCAGGACCTCCAGCCGGATCGGGACCGGCGCCTCCCGGCTGCCGGACACCTTCGCCCCTCCCCCGCTGCCGGGCGCGATGTGGTGGCCGAGCCACCGGTCGAGGGTGGGCGTGATCTCGATGTCGCGCCGCAACCGCGTCGTACATCCGGCGCAGATCAGCTGACCGAGATCAGCCTGGCGCGGTCCCCGCTGTCCGCCACATCGGGGGGCTACGCACAGCGGAACCTGGTTCAACTCTCACGCTCTTTCTCAAGCCAGAACTGAAGAGTTGCTAGCCTATCCGCTAGCGTTACATTGTGTCCTTCATGGTCACATCCGTTCGCTCGATTCCGTGGACTGGCGGCTAGACAGCTGCCTCGGCGTATCAACCAGTCGTTACGTGGCCGCCCCACTCGCTGAAGCGTCTTCAGCCGCTTCAGCGAGTCGCAGCGTATGCCACCCGTCCGTGCCCGACTCTTCCCGCCAACTGGGCGGCCAGACACGCTCTGTGTTTTCGGCCGCAGGCATCAGTCGTACACCGTCCAACTCTGCGGCTTCCAGTCCTGTCACCTCATCGAACCTGATGTCAGTCCCTTCGCTAAAAACCGCCTCATCGAACACGGCGTGGCACTCGAAAGACGCGCCGTTGAACCTGACATCGCCGGTGAATGCCGCATTCCGGAAGAAGACATCGCGAGTGAAGGTCGCAGAGTGAAACAGAGCGGCCTCGGTGAAAACCGCCCCATCGAACCAGACGTCGTCGGCGAAGGACGCAGTGTTGAACCAGGCGGTGTCGGTGAAAGTCGTTTCATGGAACAGAGTGTGACCAGTGAAGGTCGCCTTAGCGAACTTGGCCTCGGCGAAACGGCAATTAGAAAGGTCGAGGTTGATAAGCGTGGCACCTACGAGATCCAGGTGGATGTCTGGCCAGTGCCGCGCGCTGTGATCGGCATGGCGCTGCCTCCAGCGGCGGCGTGGTGCCTGGAAGCGCAGGTGGTCGGTCAATATGCGCTGGGCTGTGAGACGGACCTGTAGTTCCTCCTCCGGGTCGCGGCTGCTGTTGGCAGCGGAGCGACTTATGCCAGTCCGGGCATTGCGCTGCGCGACGCGGACCTTCTCGTATCTGTCCTCCCGTAACGGGGTATAGGGCATGCGCAGGTAGGCGCAGACCACGTCCACAATGGTTTGGCGCAGCGCTGGCGTATCCTGAGCAAGACGTTCCAGGGCGTAAAGTCCGCCAAGGCGGACCGGAGCCTGGTCATTGCCAAGTTGCTCAACCGCCTTTGTATACAGTTCGGTGACCCGGCGCTCAGTGGCGTCGTGCGTGGTGTGTGCAGTGGCTAACTCCTGATGCCGTTGTCGACGTACCGCCAGCATCAACGTCACCGCAGCCCCTACGCCCGCGGCGGCAGCCAATGCAGTGCGGGCGACCTCGATACGGGTAGAGATCTGCTTGTCGATGGGCAGTTGACCCAGGTCTTGCAACAGCCAGGCACTGGTGGCCCATGTGGCTGCTCCGATGAGTAGCGCGGCAGGGAATACCCACCACCACATCGATCGTGGTGTCCGGAGCTCAGGTGGTGGGCCAGCGGGCTTAGTAGTGCGTGACGGGAGAAAACGCATGCTCCATTCCACCTCGCAGCGGAGCACTGGCTCCGGCGAGTGCTCAAGTCGTGACTCAGCCGTCTGAGCACGCCCGCAGTCTCTTCTCGCTCTATCGCCCACCCCTTGAGTGACTCTGCACATGCGGTGTGCGATAGAAGACCTCCATAAGCAACCCTTTAGATCGAGTGCTGGTAGAGGCGTGCTCGTAGACATCGCCTGGTCCAGGCCCGGTTACTTAAACCGCGCTCAACGCACTTCACCGATTGGACTCCTTGTCGACTAGGTGGCGCAGGCCAGCGGTTGCTGGCTGGCCTGCCGTTGTGTGGCTCAGCCCTGGTATTCCTGCTTGAGGATCTGCAGCAGGGCAGTGGCCAACGAGCCGAGGTGGCCGCCGGGCTGGCCGCCGCGCTTGCTGTACTCGCGGTTGGCGGCGTTCATGAACTCGTGACGGGGGATGCTGTCGTCGTGGGCGAGCTGGTCGATCGGGACGGCGCGCAGGCCCTCGGCCATGGCCTGGACGATCGGGTCGGCCGCGAGCTTCTTCGCGGTCTCGGCGTAGCTGGGGTCGGCGATCACTGCTGCGTCCGTCAGCATGTCCTGCAGTTCGGATGTGCGGCCGCCGCTTCCAGCGTCGCCGTAGGTGTTCTCTCCGCTGTTGTTCACCTCGACCAGCAGCGGGCCACGCCCCTCCGGGATGCCCTCGTCCTCGACGTGCACGTACGTGCCCGAGCCGTCCTTGCGGACGTAGACCAGCATGGAGACGCCGAGCGCCTCCATCACGTACATGGGGGACACGTCGCCCTGGTCGGGGTCGGGGTCGAACACGCGGACCTCGCAGCCGTCATCGATGGCGATGGTGCGAGGGCTGGGCGAGGGCAGACCTGCGAGCGCCGCTTTCAGCATGTCGAGGCGGCGCTGACCGAACTGCCAGATCTCCAGCAGGTCGTCATCGGTGCGGGCGGCCAGGTCGCCGATGGTGCTGATGCGGTCGCGCTTCAGCGGGTGGGTGACGTGGAACGTCAGGCTGGGCAGGACCTTCGTGATGTCCGCGTCGGCGGGCAGGCCGGCCTGGGCGATCAGTTCGGCTACGGTCTTGTTCACAGGACCTCCCACCGGCCGGTGTCGGCGTTGAGGTAACGGATCTCGGCCGAGCCGGTGTCGTTCTTGGCCCAGTCGAGCGGCGCGAACCACAGCTCGCCGCCCTCCTCCCCCGGCGGGACGATGATCCGCCCGGCGTAGTCGAGCTGGCCGTCGCCGTCGTAGAGGCGGAACTGCGCGCCCTCCCCGGCCTTGAGCCGCTCGGTGAGCGTGAGAGCCTCGTCCAGGTCGGCGTTCGTGATGTCCACGAGCGCACCGGCGCGGGATTCTTCCGGCCTGTCGGCGAGGTGGTCTTCGGTGATGATCCAGCCGTGAGGCTTCGCCACGGTCAGTCCTCTTTCCATGCGTTGATGAGGCCGGCCACCTGGCGCTCCTTGGTGGCGGTGTCGGTGAACAGCTCGGCCGCCATCCGGTAGCCCTGGTTGGTGATCAGCGGGTTGCTGTGCCCCGCCGCGTGCGCCTCCTCCGCCTTGCGGGCGGCGTCGTCCATCTGCTGGGCGTGGCAGTGCAGGGCGTTCGTGATGACGTGGGCGTGCCCGTCGAGCAGCTCGACGGCGGCTCGCATCCGCTTGAGATCGTCGGGGTTGACCTCGATGTATGCCATCAGCCGATCCCGCACTGGTCGGGGCCGCCGGCGGCGTTGATGGCGGCGGCGAGCTGCGCACTGAGGTGGTGGGCTTCCTCGACGGTGAGCGCCTTACCCGGCAGGTTGAGCAGGACATTAGTGCCGGTCCAGCGCGCCATCAGGCCGGAGTCCGCGTTCTCAGCTGCGTGGTGCTCCCCGTGAGGGTCACCCAGCGGCTGGATTGCGGCGTCGCGTTGCTTGACGGCCTCCGCGAGTGTGCGGGCGAGATGGTCGCGCTCGGCCTCGGCCGCCGTACGGGCCTCGTGCGGCGTGAGCTTGCCGACCCGCTGCACCGTGACAGCGAACCGGTCGCCTTCCTGCCGGTCGGTGAAGGTGAACGACTGCTCGACGTAGTTAGGGGCGTCGCCGAGCCCCCGTGCCCAGCCGACCAGCGCTCCGGTGATCTCGTTGGGGGCGTGAACGGTGAGGCCCCAGCCGCCTTCGGGCATGGGCCCCATCTGCCCGACCATCACCTGGTCGGCGAGCGCTTCCGCCTGCGCGTCTTGGTGGTCGAGGGCGCCGTCGAGGGCGTCCACCGCGACGCGGTACTGGACGCCGTCGTTGAGCAGGTATGGCCAGTGCTGGTTGAGCTTGTCGCCGACGGCGCGGACCAGGTCGGGGTCGTGCTGGCCGTGGTCGATCGGCTCGGCCTGTTCGTCGGGATTGGTCTGGTTCATGGTCTTCCTCGGATGGCTGATGAGAGAGGCGGCCCCGCCGTACGGCGGGGCCGCGTGGGTGTGGGGTTCGGGGTTACCTCAGGGCGGCCTGCGGGGCTCCGTCCAGGCGGGTGCCGCCGACGTCGGCCCGGCGGCCGGCCTCTGCGCCCCTGTTGTAGGCGTCGGCGTCGACCGTGACTTTGCGGCCCTTGCTCAGCTTGGGGTACATCTTGGCGAACATGGCGTGCACCACCTGGTCGCGTTCGATGAGCACGATCTCCGTGCTGACCTCGCCGGGCGCGTCCTGCGCCTCGTCGGCGGCCCGCTGCTCGGCGGCCCTGATCCGGTTGAGGGCCTCACTGATGAAGCCGTGCAGGAACGAGCGGCTGTAGGCGTCGCGCTTGGCCTTGGTGGAGGTGTGCCCGAACGGGACGCCTTGCCGGTTGAGCGCCCGGAACATCTGCAGCATGAGGCTGGTGTAGAGCAGCTCGGCGCGCTCCAGGTCGGGGGCGAAGCCGAGCAGGTCCATGGTCGACTTCTTGGCCCGGGGAGCACGCATCCAGACGGCGCGGCAGCGCAGTGCCTCGGCGACGCCGTGGACGAGGGTGGCCTGTTCCCGCATCCACGGGTCGGCCACCTCGACGGACCGCAGCTCGGGCTTCTCCCGGCCGGGCCGGAGGTAGGCGAGCCTGGCGCGGTCAATGCCGTACTTGGCCATCTGCGACTCGGCGGCCGCCATGAACGTCTTGCGCTCGTGCTCGTTGTCGGTGCCTTCGGCCTTGGCGAGCAGCCCGCGGATCCGGGTGAGGATCTTGTCGTTGTCTGCCATGCGGTTCTCCGTTTCGGGGAGGGATGGGAGCGGCCCCGCCTGGGGGGACGGGGCCGCGGAGGGGGTCAGTAGCGGGTGGCGTTGCGGTCGTCGTCGGTGAACCCGTCACCACCGCGCGACAGCAGGCGCCCGGCGCGGGTCAGCGTCTCCTGGGTTCTGTTGGAGCCGTATGACAGCGTCATGCCGGGGTCGATGCCCATGGAGGAGGCGACGGTGATGGCGTCCTGGTCGGCGCCGAGGAAGACGATGTTCCAGCCCTTGGCCCGCTGCTCGGTGATGAGCGCCTTGATCTGGTCGAGGCGGTACTCCTGGGACCAGTTCTCCTCACCGTCGGTCTGGATGGCGAGGCTGATCTCTGCGGGCTGCTCGCCTTCGGGCATCTGGTCGAGCTGCTCGTTGATGCGGCTGATGGTGATGCCGATCGCGTCGAGCAGCGCGGTGCTGCCGGACGGGCGCAGCTCGTAGAGCGGGACGTCGTTCAGGGCGAGGTACTCGTAGACGACCTGGTGCCGGGTGGCGAATTCGTAGAGCGAGACGAGCGTCTCCGCCGGGTTGGTGTGCTGCTCCTGCAGGAGCAGCACGAGGCCGGCTTCGGCGGCGGTCTTCACCTGCACCATGGAGCCGGAGCGGTCCATTAGGACGGCGAGGAGGCGGCGGTTCGGGTTCGGCATGTCGGTCCCTTTCGAGGGGTTGGAGGGTTGGCCCGGCCGGGCGGCCGGGCCGCGGGGTGATGTCAGTCGGCGAAGAGGACGCGGCCGTCGAGGACCTCGACGGTGCCGTTGATCTCGGCGGCCAGGTCGTCGACCACGGCGCGGTTGGCGTCCCAGTAGGCGGCCTCGACGACGAGGCAGAGGACGTGGCCGCCGTCCTTGTCGCGGATGGTGCAGGCGACGGCCTGGCGGACGTCGAGGACGACGCCGGTCCGGGCGCAGGTGATCTGCCTGCTGACCATCCACTGGAGGGCCATGCGGTTGGCGGCGGTGTCGGGGTCGAGGTGGCCGAGGATGACGGCCATGACGTCGTTCACGTGCGGCTCCGTTCGGGTTCGGCTGGCGATTTCGCTAGCGAGTTTGGTGGTTCCGATCCCCTGCTGGGGTGGTGCGGGGGTCGGTGGGGTGTCCAGAGTCGCAGAGTCGCTGCAGATTCGCAACGACTCGTGCGGGGGTCTGAGACGCTCCGAGAGCGCTTGGGGGAAGCATTCCGATCTCAACCCCTCCGGGAAGGGTGTTGAGCGCTTCAGGAGCGCTCTCAGACGCGCGGGGGACGATCACCCTGGACAGGGACACGCTAGCGCTCACGCAAGCCACGTTCGGTTGCGCAAAGTGCGCAATGCCAGAAGACTGGAGGCCCAACCTGGGCACCGACAGTGGAGGCGACCTCACCTCATGGCCAGCACAAACAAGACGCGCGGCCGAGGTAAGGCTGTGCCCGAGGCGCAGTTCAGCGAACATGCGAGCCCAGCGCCGGCCACAGCTACGAAGACGAAACAGCCAGCAACTTCCCGCCGCATCGGCAAGCCGAAAACCATGTACGCGCTCAACGTGCGCATCCCCCGGGACATGGACGAGCGCCTCACCGCCGCCGTCGAGCGCACCGGCATGGGCCCCCAGGCCATCGCCAACGAGGCGATCAACGACCACGCCACAGCGGTCGGCGTCCCCGAGGACATCCCCGTCCCGGCCAAGGAAGACCGCCCGTTCCGCGAGCGCACCCCCAAGAAACGCCGCTACGGCACCGCCGAAGAAGAGCAAGACCGCCAGCTCGGGGTACGCGTCACGCCCCTCACCGACGCCCGCCTCACCGCGGCCTGCGACATCACCGGCAACGGGCCGCAGGACTTCGTGCGGACGGCGTTGAACGTCTGGCTGCACAAGCGGAAGATCCCCTTCAGCGCCCGCCAGGATTAGGAAGCGGTGGCAGGGAAAGCCACGCCGAGCTGGCTGTACAGCTCCAGCTGGTCGAAATAGAGGCGGTGGGCGATGATCAAGTCGTTCTCGATGGTGAAGACCCAGCATGCGTGGAAGCTCACGCGCCGGCCGGACGGCTCGACGACCTGGCCTCCCGCGATCAGGAACGGCCCGGTATGCGTGCCGTTGAAGGTCGTCTCGACCGCCGCCCGGTCGCCGTCGGAGATCCGGTCCCACACGGTCATGGACACATCCGGAACCGCGTCCCAGACGTGGGCGTGGTACGAGGCGATCTGCTCGTGGCCGTCGGCCTGCATCTCCGGTCCCACCATGGTGGCGGCGTCGCTGTAGCAGCGCACGCATGCCTCCATGTCGTGGGCGTTCAGTGCTGCCACCAGGCGGTCGACGACGTCGGGCATGCCGTGGGCTCCTCCCCCAGTTATCGCAGCTCGTGGAAACGCCTGTCCCTCTACCCAAGCTCAAGGGTGCTCACCTGCCCACTTGTGATATCCCAGGTGGCGGGGACGTCACCGGCGGCCGGACGTTGTCAGGCGCGCCCGGCTGGTCGACGCCGACCGGCGGTATGCCGACGAGCTGGGCAGGCTGAGGGCGCAGCACGCGCGCCGAGGGATGAGTGCGCGCTATGTCCTTCTCTGGCACGGGCCTCATGTCGTACAGCTCGACCACCTGAGCGACCGCGAGTGCGACCGGGTGGTACGCGATGGCGTCCCAGGCAACGAACACGTTGTGCCTCCAAAGCAAGGGCTGGGCTGGAGTCCTGGCTCGGTACAGGTCAGCCAGAACACCCGCGCTGAGAGCTGCCTCCACCGTGCAGAGCATGGCCTGGTCCTGGAGCATCGGGCATTCCTTGAGCGCCTTCGGGATGCAGTTCCAGCAGGTGGGCGGTGCGTTGGTTCTCCCAGATTCCTCGCCGGTGCGCTCGAACACGGTTGGGACGAGCAGCCACGGGATTCTGCCCGATTCGGGGTCGGTCGCCGGTGCCCCGCACACCTGGCAGAGCAGGTGATTCATGCATTTCCATTGGCGCAGGACGTTGAGTTTCCGCATGCGCTCGGAGCCGCGCGCTTTCGGCCTGTCGCGCAGGTCGAGCGACCGGGCGCGCAGAATGCCGTTGACCCAGTCGCTGCGGTGGGGGTGGCGGTAGGTCAGGCGAAGCTCGTACTCGTGCCACTCGAACAGGATGGGTTCGTCGACCAGCTCGTTGGCGTAGGCGATCGTGTACGGCACGGTGGTGTAGCCCGTCATGATACGGTCCCGCCGAGCCGAATCGTCTGGCTCAGCAGCCCGGCGTTCGTGTCGCTGATGCTGCGATTTGGGGGCCATGTCTTGTATCGGGCGTGCCAGAGGTCGTCTACCCGCCACACGGTCCAGTCCGGATGGGCGTCCATCAGCACGCTGCACATGTGCGCGGCGTGCTCCGGAATGTTGTAGTAGGCGCGCGTCTCGTCCTGATTCATTGCGCTGCCTTGCTGGCGAGGGACGCCACGTGCGACGGGGCTGGCGCTTTGGTCTCCGCTTGCTCTCGCGCGCGGAGTTCTCGCATGCGAACCGCGTGGTCGGCGTACCAATCTTCAAGGGCCGCCATCTGATTTTCGGGCGCGAAGGAAGTCATGGGGTGGTGATCTTCCGGTCTCGGCTCGGGCAGGTGAATCAACATTAGCGCTAAAGCACTTAGACGCTAAGGGGGAACGGCACTATAGCCCTGATGCGATTCGATTCGTGACCTCACCCTTGGACCCAAACGCGGACAGGCCCCTGTTCAAGCAACTGGCCGACCGGGTTCGCGAGCAGATCCGGACCGGCGAGCTACCGCCCGGTCACAAGCTCCCGTCGCTGCATCGGCTCGCCGACATGTACGGCGTCGGGGTGGCCACAGTGGAGGACGCTTTGGCGCAGCTTCGCGGTGAAGGACTGATCGAGACGCGCAAGGGCGTCGGCAGCTTCGTCCTGGAGGAAGTCGAGCGCCGCGTGGTGACCGTGGAGGGTCCGGCGTTCGTGGAGGCGCGTATGCCGACGCCCGACGAGCAGCGCAAGCTTGGCCTGCCCGCGCAGGGTGTGCCGGTTCTGGTGGTCGAGGAGGACGGCCAGGAGAAGGTGCTCCCGGCTAACCGGACGAGACTCGAGATCCCGCCCCGCTGATCACTTGGGGCGGCGCAGGCCCTCGTTCGACGCGATCCGCGCCAGCATCTCCACCGAGACGCCGAAGGTGCGGGCGATCTCGGCAGGCTTACGGTTCGGGTCGGGGTAAGCGGTGCGCAGCTCTTCCAACTGCTCGGCCGTCAGCGTCTTCACCCGCGATCGGCGTGCCGTACCGGCCGGCCGCCGCACCTTCCGCGCGTTGGCGTAGCGGACGATGGTGGAGATGCTCGTGTCGAAGTCGGCCGCGATCCGGCCGACGTCGTCTCCGGCCGCGTACCGCTCCAGGAACGCGTCGATCTCCTGCGCAGTGAGCGGCGCGGCCGGCGGCTGTTCGCTCACCGTTCCTGCCTTTCGGTCGACTCCAGGTCCTGCACCCATCAGCGTCGCCCCGCCGCGTGGAGCAGCAGCGCCGCGTGAAGGCTGATCCTCGTGTCGTCGCGGTCGAAACCGAGGCTCGTGGCCAGCGCGCCGGCGGGCCCCGGAAGCGGCGTCGCCGGGAACCGCTCGCCGTGGAACGCCTCCTGGTCGTCGACTTGCTGCGCGTAGCCGTTGAGTTCGTAGGCGTACATGGCGGCGGTGCTGTCGCCCTCGCCGAGCTCGGCGTCTCGGGACAGCCACGCCATGTTGAGGAGGATCGCGGCGCGCGTCTCGGGCGCGGCGTCGCTCCACCTGCGAAGCAAGTCCTGGTCTTGCGCGGCCTGCTCGACGTCGTTCTCGACGTCGTTGAGGACCTCGTGGAAGTCGAGCACGACGTCCGGGATCTGCATGGCAATGCCAAGCAGGTCGCCGGAAGCGGCCTTCTGGTCGAACGTGTTCTCGGTCATAGGGGGTCCTCGTTGGTTGCAATGCCTTACGCAGAGGGATGACGGTGTCGAACGCGATGACGTGGATGAAGCCATGTTCGGCGATGGGGGCTCTTCAGCCCTACAGGTCGAAGACAGCGGCGAGCATGTCGCGTACAGCTTCCATGTCGTTGGCCGACACGGTCCCGAGATGAGCTTCTGGGTCGGCGCCCAGCCAGTCCCGGAGGACCCGCTGGATGTTCCCGGCGTTGACGTAGCGCCGGCCGCCGTGGTTGGGCACGGTGATGGCGACGGTGAGCAGGTCGCCGTCGTCGTGGGACTTCACTTCGAGCGCTGGGATCCAGCGCCGGTTCGGATGAGCGAGGATGCCGGGAGCGGCCACGACGAGGACGGCGCGCTCCCGGTTGATCCCCTTGGGGGAGTAGACGTAGATGCCGCCGTACTCGACCGAGACGGGGGGCTGAGTCACGCGGCGTTCTCTCCCCGACCGTCCGCGGCGACCAGCTCGCGCTCGTCGGTCTCGGCCTGGTCCTCGAAGGAGTCCGCACCGGCGGGGCCGTGGGAGAGGGCGTAGTACCGCAGGGCTTCTTCGGCGTACTGGGAGGGGTTGACACCCTGCTTCTCGGCGGCTGCGGCCACGAGACGGACGGTCGACTTTTTGAGGGAGTAGGACTGGCTGATTTTTTGCTGCTTACCCATACCCTTACCGTACTCGGGTTGCGGGCATTCTTGCGAGGATTCCTAGCAAGAGGCCCGGGTCGACCGGTACAGCCCGCGCCCTCCGCGCTCAGTCGCTTACCACTCCTGGCTTGTACGGAGAGGCTGCTCACCCGGCGGGATCAGCTTGAAGCTGACGTAGACCTTAGGGTCGCCGGGCTCAGGGTCAACGTTGGAGTGCAGCCGCTGGTACTCGGTCGCGTTGATCAGCTTGCCGCCGTCGACGAAGACAGGCTCGACCTCGCTCCCGGGCTCGGAGGAGGAGTAGTAGTAGATCTTGACGAGAGCGAAGGCGACGACGGGATAGGTCGCCCTGTCGATGACTGTCCTCTTCCTGGTCTCGGCGTCTAGCTCCTCCTGGGTTACCTGCACCTGCCAGCCGGGGGCGGCCGAAGTAATGGACAGGATCTCATTGGCGAATCGCTCGGGCATGTGCATCTTCCTCGGGTAGTTGGTGGCGTCTCGGTTCGGGTGTCGAGATTCGGCGCGCGCTACTGCTTACGTCCAGGCTGATGGTGGCGGATGAAATCCTTGTACGCCTGCCGGAACGCAGGATCGGCGAAGCGTCGGGCCAGCTTGCGCCGCTGCTGGTCGATGACCTCGGCGTCCGGCATGCCGATCGTCAGTGACTCCTGCAGCAGCAGCGCGCCCTCCTGATCAGACAGGAGGCCGCCTTCGGGCCGGCAGCCGTGCTCGCAGGCCATAGCGTCGACGGCGCCCCACAGACGGCAGTTGTGAGCGATCCCTGAGCTGGTGACGAAGGACTCGGCGTCCTCCACCTGCAGGTCGAAGACAGGCCCCTGGTAGTCCCGCCGAACTTCCGGTGAGCGGTACTGCTCCTCGCCGGATGCTCCAGTGGCGGGCGTGTAGACGAAGGCGTCGTCGTACATGTTCTTGGTGCCGTGCCCCGGCTTGCTCCCGCGCCAGTTGGAGGGGAACAGGTGCACGTCGTAGGTGGTGCCGTTCCGGTCCGACTTATGGGCGACGTACATGCGCGGGAAGAAGCCGTTGGCCAGCGCGACGAACCCCATCTGGACGGCGAGCTGCTCGGAGTTCGTCGTCGTGCTCATATCCTTCTCGCGGAGGCACTTGCGGCCGTCTCCGAGGTCCCACGCCTCGTAGATGGCCCAGAGTTGGGCGTGAGAAAGGCGGGCGAACAGTGAGGGACGGATGCGTTTCTCCATCGCGCCGACGCCGCCGAGGGCTTTCATCAGCCGACCGAACAGTGCGGACGACACGGTCAAGGCAGAGGTCTTCCCGCGGGTGCGAATGAACTGGCTGGTGATTCCCAGCGTTTCGAGGTATTTGCCGATGCACTCCAGGATCGGCAGCTCGTCCAGGTGCATAGTGAAGGTCGCCGACTGGATCGAGGCGTTGCCCTCCGCGAGGTAGATGCCGAGCATGAAGAGGAAGTCCTCATCCACCGGGATTCGGGCGGGAATCTGCTGCATGATTCCGCGCACGGCGGCCCCGCTCGTGAAGGGCTCAAGGTGGTCGCCGACGAGCTTCCCCTGTACGAAGTCCGTCACGTCGAGGGACTGGAGGGGCGGCACGTCCTCGAAGACTCTCGGGAAGCAGAGGTAGTCGCCAGCCTGATGCTGCCGCTTGGCGATCAATTCCTCGGCCGGTCGCCACTCCGGCGCCGGCGCCTTACGCCTGTCCTTATGCCGAGCGGCGAACCACTGATGGTCAGCGGTCGACCAGCATGGCACATGTGTCCCGGTGTGCCGGACGTTGATGACCGGGCCTTCGTAGTAGCGGCTGGCGGTGGCGACGACGCGGTGGAGCTTGCCGTCCATCCCGTAGACCCGGTCTCCGGCATAGATGTCCTTGATCTGCTTCGGGCCTTCGTCTGTGTAGACCCAGGCGTCGGGCAGAAAACAGATCATCGGCCGGTCGGCGTACGTGGTGCAGCGGTCGTCCTTGAGGGCGGGGCAGGCGTAGTCGCCGTCGCGGTCGAGCTGGTCGAGCGCGTCGTCGTGGTGGGGGATGGTGACGCCGCGGGCGCGGATACGCTGCCGTTCGCGGGGGTGCATGTCGATCGGGCCGCACGAGTCGGCGCACAGGCCCTTGCAGTTCGGCTGCGGCACCTGCGCGTACAGCTCGTCCAGGCGGGCGTCGATATCGGAGCGTCGCACAAGCTCTCCAGGGTGAGGGGTAGGGGCAGAAAGAAGGGCGCGAGCCGTCAAGGGGGTACGGCTCGCGCCCCGAGGGTGATTACGGCGTAATCAGCTACGCCCTGCCGTTGACGGCGGCCTCGAGTTCGGCGCCCATCGTGAACGTGACGGCCTTCTTCGCAGCGATGTCGATCTTCTCGCCGGTCGACGGGTTGCGGCCCACGCGGGGCTTGCGCTCGACGACCTTGAGGCGGCCGAAGTTCGTGATGGCGACGTCGCCGCCGGCGGCGAGCGCGCCGCTCATGGCATCGATGACAGCGCTGACGACGAGTTCGGCGTCGACGGGGAGTTCGGCCTTCTTCGCGTCCTGGATGGCGCCGTTGACTGCCTTGACGAGGTCACGCTTGTTCATGGCTGGTTGCCCTTCTGTGTCGATGATCCAGTATTACGCTAGCGCCAGCGCTAGCGGCATAGCCTTACTGGAGGATCCGGCGGTCAGCGCGGCTCCTGGACGGTGAACAGCTTCTCGGCGAGCGAGGGAAGCATGGCCCACGTGACGCCGCGGTGGTTCCAGCGGTGCACGCGCTCCAGCAGCCACTGGGCGCCCGGGGTGAAGAGGCGCTTCACGTGGCTCGGCGCGGCCTTGATGGAGCAGCCGGCCGGGAGGTCGTCGATGGTCACGCCGTGGACGGCGAGCAGTTCGACGGCGATGCAGTTGTGCGGGTCCTGCTCGCCGCGATGGGAGGAGCCGACGCGGCCGGGGTGGGCGGCGCTGATCTGCGCGAGCTGGCGCATGAGCTTCCCGTGGCTGATCCTCAGCTTCCTCGTCGCGGGGCTGGCGGGGGTCTCCTCTTCCGGCGGGGGCGGGAGGTCAGGAGGCGAGGAGGTGTGCATGGGCTTCCTTCCTGGGCGGGTGAGTGTGGTTGATGAGGGTCGGGGCCGGTGACGGGTCGCCGGTCGGGAGGGGTGCGGGGGATCGGTCGCGGGCGGGCAGGTCGTAGCCGCCGCCCGGGGCCCGGCCGGGTAGCGGCCGCCGGTTGGCTGGGTCGCGGCGGATGGTGACGATGGGGCCGCCGCTGTCGAACCAGCCGGGCGGGTAGACGGCGGTGACGTCGTTGAGCCAGCGGCGCATCTTGGCTCTGCCGTAGTCCTTGGGCGGCTCGTGAGCGGGGGGAAGGTTCCGCCACTGGGGGTGGGTGTGGTCGTGGGCGGCCTCGACCGCGTCCAGCACGTGCCCGAAGTCCTGGCTGCTCTCCCAGGCGCAGCCCAGGCACGCGCCTCGGAAGCGGTGCGGGTGGCGGCGGACCTGGAACAGCACGGTCGGCAGGTGCTTGTCGGCCACCTGCAGCTCGGCGTGGGCGCGGCCGAGCTGGTTGCCCGGGTGCGTGATGTAGATGGCCCACGCTCCGGCCGGAGGGTCGGTGAGCGTCCGGTAGTGGAGCTGGCGGGCGACCGCGCCCCGCAGCTCGGACGCTCCGTTGATTACGCCGTAATCAGTCACGCGGCATCACAGGCCCGGGTCGGCGTCGGAGCGGACGTGTCCGGAGGCGTCGACGACGCCGGCCACGTCGTGCTGGTCGGGGAAGGGCGGCTCGTCGGCGAACAGGCCGCCGCCGGCGTTCTCCTCCTTCTCCGGCTCGGGGGGAGGCGGCGGGCTGTAGCGGTCATCAGGGAAGGACTGGCAGGACGGCGAGCACCTGACACCGGCCGGGCTGCCGCAGTCCACCAGGCACTCGTACGGGTAATGCGTCTGTGCGCGGATCAGGGTGACGGCCTCGTGCGCGTACCGGGTGCGGCGCGGCTCACCGGGATCGCGGCCGGGCAGCGGCGGGGGCGTGATCGCGTAGACGGGGCCGCCCGGCGTGTCTTCGACGGTGACGTGCGTGATCGGGCCCGACGGGAACTCGTTTGCGCGGCCGGAGCGCACACCGAGGCTGCTGCCGTCCTGGTCGAGGCGGGTGAACAGGTTCTGCTGGTCCAGCAGGCCGCGCAGCAGCTGGGCCGCCTCTTCCGGGGTGATCATGGACGGCCGGGTGCGGATCAGCGCGGCCTTGACCAGGACCATGGAGCGTGTCCCGAAGAGGTACATCTCGGCCAGGCCGGTCTCTCCTCGGTCGAGCAGGTCGCCGAGGGTGTGCACGTCATTGCGGTGCAGCAGCTTGTAAAGGCCGAAGGGCAGACCGGGAAGCGCCTCCTCGATGAGGGCCTCGTGCGGCCGGCCGCTGCGCCGGGCGAGCTCGTCGAGCGGCGGCTGGGTGTCGTGGGTCATGAGCGTCCTTCGGCAGGGGTGGTCGACGGGGCGGTCAGAACGTGGCGGTTGGCGTCGAGCCAGTCCGCGGTGCGGAAGCGTTGCGCGGTGTCGGGGATGACGGCGACCAGGAAGGCCAGGGCTCCGCCGGACAAGGCTCCGAGGATCGGCGGCAGCAGGTGACGGACGAGCTCGCCGTCGGGCCGGGCGCCGAGGATCCGGTCTTCCAGCAGGGCGTAGTCGTCGAGGACGACCACTCCGGCGCGCTCGCTGGCGTGGACCAGCTTCGGGCAGGCCAGCAGGGAGAAGACCGCGCAGTCGATGTGGAGGCCGGGCTCAAAGGAGTACGGCATGTCCGTCTCGCCGATCATGACCATCGGCCCGGTGATCGGGGTGCCGCAGGTGCCGCACAGGCGGTCGCGCATGCCCTGGCGCTGCCGCATGGAGCAGTTGACGCCGAGCGTGGCGCGGCCCTCGCCGGGGACGCAGTCGCAGATGAGGATGCGGCCGTGCTCCGGGTCGAGCTCGACGCGTTCTTCGCCGTCCGCCCAGTCGGCGACCCACGGGACGGGGAAGCCGCGTTCGGTGGGGGGGCCGCGATCTGTGGCGGCATGGGAGGCAGCAGGCGCTTCATGGATCTCCTTGTGAGGGGGTGCGGCGGCCGGTCGGCCGCCGCGCCGGTGATTACGGCGTAATTACTTCGGACCGTGGCGGCGGCCCGTGCGGGCCGCCGCCGTGCTGGGCTACTTCGGGATGCGGCGCACCTTGACGTGCGCCTTCGGGGCGCCCTTCTCGATCAGGTGGTCGCACATGAAGTCAGCGTTTTCGCGGGTGTAGGGGCCGATCCGGACCGTGTCACCCATTGCGCCGCCCTTCAGGACGGTGATCGTGCCGGACGCCTCGAACATCTGGCGGCGGGTGTTCCAGAACTCGGCCGCGTCGGGCGCGGTCATGTTGAGGCCGGTCTCGTTGATGACGACGCCCCACTCCTCGCGGTCGGCCTCGGTCACGCCTCCTCCTCGATCGGCTCGGCCGGCTCCGCAGCGTCCTGCTGCTGCTTGAGGAGCGCGGCCTGGGCGGCGGCGGCCTCCTCCTGCTCGGCCAGCTCGGCGGCGAGCTGCTCGACCTGCTCGCGCAGTCGCTGGGCCTTGCGGTCGTGTCCGGCCTTGCGGGCGGGGGCGTGGTGACGGTCGTGCGCGGCGCGCAGTTCGTCCAGGCTGGGCTGCTTGAGCCAGTGCTGGGTGAGCTGGTGCACGATCGCCCTGACGGCCTTCTCGGTCTTGTCCGGCACGCTGACCGTGTTGTAGCGGCCGGGCCTGCCGACGTAGGGGCCGTGTCTGCCGTCGGCGCTGGTGTTGGACGGGTCGTAGACGCCGTCTCCGGCGAGCGTGATGGTGTTGACCACGGGCGCCCCCGGGCGGGACCGGTAGCCCTGGTCGCACTCGTACTTGCCGGTCTCGGGGTCGTCGCCGTACTGCACGCGCAGGTAGTCCGGGCGGCTACTGCCGTAGGTGCTGCGCTCGTATTCGAGCGCGTCCAGGCCGATCCAGAACACGCCGACCCGGACGACGGCGTAACGGGTGCGGCCCTTGTCGTCGTGGGAGACGTGCACGCGCAGCGCCTTCGTGCCCTTCCCGCCCGGCCGGGGGACGCTGATGACGAACGAGGTGACGCCGTCGACGCGGTCGCCGTCCCGGTACGGGTCCGCGCCGACCTGGCCCAGGATCTCCTCGATGTCGAGCCCGCCGACCATCTTCAGCTGATCGAACGCCTCCATGAGGACGGCTGTCCGGGACGGGATGGCCCCCGACTCGGGCAGGTGGACGGGGCAGTCGGGCGGGCAGTCGTCGGGGCCGGTGGTGCGGCACAGGATGCAGGTGACGCCCTCCTTGGGCACCGTCTGGGAGACGTCGTACACGGCGGTGCCGACCAGCCTGCTGTACTTGCCGACGACGACCTCCTCGGCCTTGCCGGTCTCGGCGTTCTCCCGTTCCTCCCGGCGCAGGCCGCGGTACAGCGACTCCACCCACAGGGGGATGGCGTCCTCACGGAGCTGGCGGCCCTCCCGCTCCCACCACTTCTCGCCCTGCACGCGGGTCGCGTACGGGTCCTGCGCCCACAGCCGCATGCTGTTGGCGAGGGTGTGCCGGTTGTAGTGCGGGAACTGGGCGACGTACAGCCGGACCTCGTCCAGCACGGCGGGGGTGTCGCGGATCGCCGCGGCGGTGATCTCCGCAGCGGCGGCGGCCCAGGAGTTGCCGAGCAGCTGCTGCTCGCGCCAGGCGGCGTACTCCTCGGCGGTCATCTTCGCGGCGCGGCCGGTCTTGGGCTGCTCGGCGGGTGGACGGATCATGCGGGTTCCTTTGCTTGCGTTTCGGCTAGCGATACAAGGGCGGGTCCGGGGTTGGGCCCGCCCCAGGGGGTGGTCAGAAGAGGTCGTCGGCGGCGGCGCGTAGCTCGGGCAGCGGCCGGTGGAACCAGCGGGCGGTGAAGCCGCCCGACATGTTGAGTAGCCGCTCAGCGCGGGCGTCGGCGGTGACGACCTTGTAGCCGTACGCGGTCTTGATGGCGTTCGGGTCGTCGTCCGGGTCGGCCAGGACGTACTCCCAGTCCTCCAGGGCCAGCCGCGCGGCGGGGACCGGCCTGCCTCCGAGCAGGACGCGGCCGGTGACGGTGTCGTAGGTGAGCAGCCACACGGCGCCGGCCTCGTCGCAGGCGATGGAGGCCACGTCCATGACCATCCGGCAGCCGCGCCGCTGCTCGCCGGACAGGTCGTCGAGCTCGAACGGCGCGATCATCCAGCCGTGCGGATGCCTGAGGTTGCGGTACTCGGTCTCTTTCCAGAGGCCCGGGTCGGCTTCGATCGTGTTGAGCACGTGGAGGAACAGAGCCTTGCCGCGCAGGGTGTACGCGGCGGGCCCGAAGTAGCGGGCGGCGTTCTCGGCGATCTGGTCGAGGGACCTGCCCGCGTCGAACAGCGGGTGGTCCGTCGCCCCCTCGACGGGGATGCCGAGCAGGCGGGCGGCGCGGTAGGCGACGTGGATGATCCGCTCGTCGTCGCGGCCCTCCACGCTGCACGTCAGCTGGCGTGGCGTCCGCACGAACGCCTCGGGGTCGTCCGGCTCGGCCAGGACGTAGGCGCGCAGCTCCATGCGACTGCCAGGGTCGTTCAGGAGCCAGGTGGCTCCAGTCAGCTCGCCGATCCACCCGGCGAGACACAGGCCCGTGCCGCACCGCCAGTCCTTTTGGTAGTGGGCCATCTGGCCGGGCTGGCAGGCGTCCTCGGACGGGAGCTGGCGGAGGAAGCTCAGCGTGGCCGTCATCAGCGGCCCGCCGCGCAGGCCGGACAGGTCCGGCAGAGCCGGGTAGGGGTGAACGGTCTGGCTCATCAGGGGTTCTCCTAGGGGATGGCGGGGTCCCGGCCGGGGGCGGCCGGGACCCCGGAGGGGATTACTCGCTAGCGGGACAGCTAGCGAAAAGGTCGATCACGTTGCTGTGGCTGGTGACGACCTGGTGGGACTCGCCGCACTCCTTGTGGCGCTCGATACGGTCCACCGTTCGGGCGGCGCTCTGCCAGGTGGTGAACGGCAGTTCCCAATTCTCTCCGGTGCAGACCATCCGCCACCGGTTCGACAGGGGCGGCCCGGCAGGGTCGGCGCTGGACAGGCCGCCAAGGTGCAGTTCGATCACGTGGGCGTGGTCGACGCCCTCGGCGGCGAGCTCGGCGGCGGCCTGGTCGACGTGGACGGCGCCGGTCGGCGTGACTTCCAGCTCGTCGCCGGTCGGCCCGTACGGGCGGACGATGGCGACGCGGTAGCCGATGACCTTCCGCTCGGGGCGCTTGGCGGGCTCCGCGAGCAGGTTGTCGGGGCATCCGGCCTGGCGGCGCTGGCCTCGCACAGGCCGTACCGCCAGTCGGGGTTGCGGCTGATCATCGCGACGACGGCCGTCTCAGGGCAGTCGGGGCTGCAGCCGCACGGCCAGTCCTGTTCTCGGGGCAGGACGAGCGGCCCCCACTTCTGCTCAGCCATCGGCGTTCAGCCTCCCCTTCGTCGCGGCCGGCAGTTCGGTGAGGGCCGCGGCGACGGCCTCCTCGACGGAGGCGTAGCGCGGGCTGGTGGAGACCTTGCCGGTCAGCCACTCGCCGCGCGAGTAGTAGCCGGACAGGCGCAGCTCCTTGCACACCTGGCCGTACCTGCCGTCCGCCGTGTAGTACTCGGCGGCGATGATGTCGCGGTTGTAGACGGAGAAGTGGGGGCTGGGCAGGATGCGCAGCACGCCCGCGTCCGCCTCTGACAACGGCGCGGTGGAGTCGCGCAGGACCTTCGTGATGTGGCCGCGGAACTTCTTCACTGGCCGGTCGCCTTCCTGATCCGCTTCTCGCAGACGGGCCCGATCGCCTTGGCGATGAGCCGATGATGTTGGGGGGGTCATCCTGATTCCTCCTGGCGGGATGAACGGGTGAGGTATTCGATGGCGCTGCGGAGGACGGCGACGTCCTCGCGCAGTTGGCCCAGGCCGGTGTTGCAGCCGCTGCAGAGAAAGCCGCGGAACGCGCCGCTCTGGTGGTCGTGGTCGATGTGCAGGCGGATTTCGCCTGGGGCGGGCGTCCGGTGGCAGATCTCGCATTGATGGCCTCGCTCCTCCCACGCGGCCATTACCTCGGCGAACGAGAGGCCGAGGACGTTGCAGGACTGGCGGATCTTCCTCCGAAGCGCCCATTCGGGGTCGTTGGCCAGGCGCTCCTTCTGACGGGCGCGCTCGGCGGCCCTGCGGCGCTGACGTTCCTCTTTCGGCAGTGCCGCCGTCCGCTCGCGCGCTTCACGATTCCGGCAGGCCCGGCATCGGGAATTGCGTTTCCACCCGGTTTCGTGTGGCCGCCACGGGAACTGCTCAATCGGAAGTGTCTCGTTACAGCCGGTGCAAGTCCGCTCGGACTCTTCGTGCCGGGCAGCCTGGTTTCGGCGGTAGCACGCCTCGCAGAATTGGTGTCTGCGGTCCTTGCGTTCGCCGCACGATGGGCACGTGGCCGTCCTGATCGACTGGTCGTAGTGCCGGGAGCACATGCCCTTGCTTCGGACGGGGCCGTCGCAGCCCTCAATGATGCATGTACGGCCCTTGGCGGGCTGGTATATCCGGCGCGGTGGCCCCATTTCGCCGGTGCGCAGCCAGCGGGCATAGCAGCGAGAGCAGAGCCCCGAGCAGCGCACGGGCTGATCGCAGCCCTCGTTCTTGCAGACGCCCTTGACCATGGATGATGCCTCCTTCTGGGGAGGGGGCGGCCCCCGACTGGGGGCCGTGTGTGTGATCACGTCGTGATCAGTTGGCGGTGGCCGTGCCGGTGAAGGTGCTGAGGGTGTGCAGGCCTGCCCTCGTCCGGGGCGAGGAACGGCTTGCTAATCGGCTAGCGAGATGCGACTAGTGGCCGGTGTTGGAGCAGACGGGCTGACCGTCCGTGGTGCGGGCGGTGGCGTGGGCGTCGCAGGTGCGGCAGGTGGCCCGCTCCCGGATCATGGCGAGCGCGTCGGTGATCCCGGTGCACGCCTCGGAGAACAGTCGCTGCTTGCACGCGGGGTCGGCGTTGCCGAGGAGGGGGACCTGCTCGAAGGCGAGCCGCTCCTCGACGGCGGCGCAAGCGGCCGGGAGGATCACGTTCTGGATGTCGTCGCGGGTGAGGCCGTAGGCGTCAGGGTCGTCGAAGTCCTCGGCCGCGAACTGCACCGCACACACGACCGCCCTGCCGAGCGAGCCCTGCTCCAGGACGGGCCTCCCCGCCTCGTAGTACCTGACGGGGCGGCCGGCGTGGTAGTCGACGGCGACGGCGGCGGCGGGGTCGGTGGGGGCGACCTCGTGGTACTCGTCGGCGGCGGCGTCGTCGTAGCCGGGGATGCCCTCGCCGACGACGAGCCATCCGTGCTGGTCGAGCAGGTCGGCAAGGTAGGGGGCGGGCTCGTCGGCGGGGACGCCGGTGTCGATGACGGCGGCGACGCGGTTGGTGATGGGCGCGAACTCCTGCTCGCCGTCCTCGTCGCAGGTGGGCGCGGCCTCGGTGATGACCACGAAGTGGGTGCCGGTGACGAGCTCACCGGCGGTGGTGTGCCACTTGTCCGCCTCGGTGGTGGCGCAGGCAAGGTAGCGGGTCCCGGGCGACGGGAGGAGGATCCAGCCTTCGGCGTCGAGCTCCTTGCTCAGCCGGGGCAGGAAGTCCTCCAGGGAGCCGTCGAGGTCGGCGATGTAGCACGTGTCGCCGACCTCCAGGGCGTCGACGTCGGCGTACCGGCCGGGGGCGTGGGGGGCGAAGAAGTCGACCGGGGCGTCGGCGCCGTAGAAGTGGGTCATCCAGACGGGGCCGGGGTCGCCAGGCTGTGCGTGGCGGTCGATCTCGAAGTGCTTGATCTCGGTCTGCCCGTTGGCGGGGTTGGTGCGGGTGTAAAGCCTGGTCTCCAT